TTTTCTGGAGTTGGTTCGTCGAGTTTTTCTGGAGTTGGTTCGTCGAGTTTTTCTGGAGTTGGTTCGTCGAGTTTTTCTGGCTTTGGTTCGTCTTTTTTTACCTCCATGAAATAGAGGCTTATGTGTCTCATCATAAAATTCATTATAACGTTCTTTTGTAGTAGCGTTAATATGAAATCCACGGTTAGCAAATACATTATCGTCAATTGGATTATGTACGCAATAAATAATAGTTAATGAATCGGGAAGATGAGGTAAATCAGTCAGTTCATTATACGAGCAACTTAACGCAGTTAATGTATCTGGAAGAGTATCAATAGAAGTAAGCTGATTACGGTCACAATGTAATTTTCGTAACTGGGAAGGAAGATTGTTTAGAGAAGTAAGCTGATTATTTTCACAATGTAATTCTCGTAACTGGGAAGGAAGATTGTTTAGAGAAGTAAGCTGATTATCATAACAAATTAATTTTCGTAAATTGGAAGGAAAATTGTTTAGAGAAGTCAGTTCATTATTTTCACACCATAATTCTTGTAACTTGGGAGGAAGATTGTTTAGAGAAGTCAGTTCATTCTTCTGACAATATAATTCTTGTAATGTATCAGGAAGAGAAGGCATTTCGGTAATATTACAGGAACCGCATATTAATATTTTTAATGATGTAAATGCATCTAAATTAAAAGATGACATATTGCGAATTGTCAATTGTTCCACCATATGTGGATTTTTAATTTTATCTATTTGTGTTTGATTATAAACAGTAATACTCATTATATATTATTGTTGATATATTCTACCTTCTGGAGTTAGTTCGTCGAGTTTTTCTGGAGTTGGTTCGTCGAGTTTTTCTGGCGTTGGTTCGTCGAGATTTTGTTTTACTTTTACCTCCCTTTATTCCAATTCCTGTATGTGTTTCATCATATATTCTATTGTATTGGTCTTTTGTTTTTGTAGTAGCGTTAATATGAAATCCATGGTAAGCAAATACATTATCGTCAATTGGATTATGTTCGCAATTTAATTCAATTAATGAATCGGGAAGACGATGTAAATCAGTCAGTTCATTATACGCACAACTTAACACAGTTAATGTATCGGGAAGAGTATGTAAATCTGTCAGTTTATTATGATTACAATATAATGTTTGTAAAGCGGGAGGAAGATAATTAAAAGATATGATTTGATTATTGTCACAATTTAATTCAATTAATGAATCGGGAAGACGATGTAAATCAGTCAGTTCATTATACGCACAACTTAACACAGTTAATGTATCGGGAAGAGTAGGTAAATCTGTCAGTTTATTATGATTACAATATAATGTTTGTAAAGCGGGAGGAAGATTGTCAAGAGAAGTAAGTTGATTATTTTTACAATGTAATATTTGTAATTTGGGAGGAAGATTGTCGAGAGAAGTTAGTTGATTTCTATAACAATATAATTCTTGTAGATTGGGAGGAAGTTCAAGAGATGTTAGTTCATTATTGTCACAATACAATATTTGTAAAGTGTGAGGAAGATTTTCAAGAGATGTTAGTTCATTATGGTCACAATACAATTCTTGTAACTTGGGAGGAAGATTGTTTAGAGAAGTCAGCTGATTTCTATAACAATGTAATCTTTTTAATGATGTAAATGCATTTAAATTAAAAGATGTCATATTTCTAATAATTAGTTCTTCTACCAATTGTGGATTTTTAATTGCATTAAATTGTGATTGATTCTCGACAATTTTCGATGTTCTTCCTAAAATGCGATTCATAAAGTTCATTATATATATTCTACCGTTTTGATTTGGTTCGTCGAGTTTTTCTGGCGTTGGTTCGTCGAGTTTTTCTGGCGTTGGTTTTTCTGACATTGGTTCGTCTTTTTTTACCTCCATGAAATAGAGGCTTATGGGTCTCATCATAAAATTCATTATAACGTTCTTTTGTAGTAGCATCAATAGTAAAACCACGTGCCTTACGCACCTCATCGTAAATAATATTCCCAGCACATTCGATTATAGTTAATGAATCTGGAAGACGAGGTAAATCGGTTAGTTCATTATTATTACATTTTAATTTTAGATGCATTTGCATCATTAAAAATGTTAATATGCAATTCCTGTAATATTACCGAAATGCCTTCTCTTCCTGATACATTACAAGAATTATATTGTCAGAATAATAAACTAACTTCTTTGCCGATACTTCCAGATACATTACAAGACTTGATTTGTTATAATAATCAACTGACTTCTCTAAACAATCTTCCTCCCAATCTAAAAACATTACATTGTGAATATAATCGGCTTACTTCTATTGATACTCTTCCTGATACATTAACGGAATTAAACTGTAATAATAATGAACTAACCGATTTATCTCGTCTTCCAGATTCATTAACTATATTACATTGTTTTCATAATAAACTGACTTTTCTCGATAATCTTCCTTCCAAATTACAAATATTAAAATGTCAATATAATCAACTAACTTCTATTGATACTCTTCCTGATACATTATTTGATTAAAAGATGACATATTCATAATTGTCAATTGTTCCACCATATGTGGATTTTTAATTTTATCTATTTGTGTTTGATTATCAACAAAATTCATTATATATTATTGTTGATATATTCTACCTTTTTGATTTGGTTGTCTTATTTTTTCTGGCTTTGGTTCGTCTTTTTTGTAGTAGCATCAATAGTCAAATCTCTGACCTTATATGGTTTTTTAACCGCGTCCAATTTGTCTTGATTATCAACTGTCATATTTAGTTTTACTATATACCGAAATAGTTTTACATGTCCAAGTGAGTTAAGCGAAGAAAACAAATATAAAAAGAAAACTGCTATTGACCTAACATGCCAACTATATTAATCGTCGAAAAATTGGGATTGGTTCGAGAATTACACGTGAAAGGTCCATTATCTATTTCCGACTTATATAAAAAAGCCGGATTTAAATCTGCCGATGGATTTCACTTTTTTCATAATTGGTCCGTAACTTTATCCACGGGTAAATCGTATTCTATTTCGTTATACGGTAAAACAGAAGGTAAGGCAAATACCGAAAATAAATACGAATTTCCTCCACCCGCCGATACGGCATTGTTTTTCGGAAATTGTGTATTGGTAAATGGTGAAATCGACAATACTGTATCGAAATCACTTTCATCGGATGAGTGGGAAGATATTTATGAGTTTTTATTTGGTGGATTTGATGATTTGTCTGATGCGGAAGCGGAAGCAGACGATGCAGAAGCGGAAGCGGAAGCAGAAGAAAGTGACGATAACAAAGAAAAAACAAAACAAGGATATGTAAAGGATGGATTTATTGTGGAAGACGCGGACGACGATATGCCGGATACCGATGATGAAGAAGAAGACGATGACGACGATGAAGAAGACGACTACGACGAAGATATTGTGGATAAAAAGGTGAAAACGAAAAAAATAGGAACGAAAAAGACGGGAATAAAAAAAAGAAATATTGCGTCAAAAAAAACCAGTAGTAAAAAAAAGATTGTCGAAGAAGTGGTGTATATCGGTTGTTCGGAAGAACTGTCGGAAGAATTATATGACTCGGACTAGGACACATAAAATTGATTGTTATAATATTATAAAAAAGTAATAAACCAAACAACATGCGAACACGTCAACAATGCAAAAATAGAGGACACTATACGCTTATTTTTGATACTGAAACTACTGGACTATTTCCCAAAAAGAGAGATTTCAATCCGGACCCAAGTATTGCATCGAAAAAAAACATATCCAATAAAAAAACAAGGGAATTGCAATCGCTTGATATACATAATGATATGTATCCCATTACATATAATTCAAATGAGGAATATGTTTTACACCAAAATCCACATATAACACAAATCGGATATATGATTGTTCAGTTTTCTTCTACTCACCCTACAATTATAAAATGTGTAAATAAATACATTACGTTGCCGGATGGAGTTCATATTCCTGATAAGGTAACAGAAATTACCGGAATTACCGACGAAATATGTGCAGAAAAAGGAGAGGATGTTGTGTTGACATTGGTAGAATTTTTACGAGATATTGAAATGTGTGATGAAATAGTTGGACACAATATTTCATTTGATATTAATATTATTCGATGCCAAATTATCCGGTATTACGACCGTTTGGTTCAATACATTCCGTATGTAAATGCATTCTTTAATCCGGCATATGATTCGGTTATTAAACCGGAACACTATTGCACCATGATTCGCACTATAAAATTATGTAAAATTTTAGTCCCAACTATAAAATATCTTCCAACAACCATTCCAACAACAACAACCTCTCTACACCCAAAAATAATTATTGTTAAACCGCCGTCAACAAATCCGTTTCCTACTCAACCACCTCTGCAACAAACCGTTCCACCACAGACATTAACCCAACAACAAACAGTTCCACCACAAACACCACTACAACAACCACTATCACAACAACCCCCACAACTACAACAAACCGTTCCACCGATTAAAATGAAATTCAAGTGGCCAAAGTTATCTGAATTATATTATGTATTATTTCTTGAAAAGGTCGATAATTTACATAATGCGTTTGTAGATGTTCTTGTATGTATGCGATGTTATATTAAATTAAAATATAGATGTGAAATGTCGGATATATATTTTAACAAATTACTTGAGAATGCTTCTAAAAATAATTATGTAAATATGTTAGGTGAAATAAATAGCGTGTAGATTCGCCACGTGTAAGCAAAAGTATGTTCCAAGATAAAATTGATTATTAAAAATGAATTATTTTTTAATCAAACAAATAATAAATGACGACATATATCATAACAGAATTGATTCTTAAGGGAATGCCAGAGACTGAACAAATCCAATTAAGGAGAGAGTGCAACAACCAACTAGAATTGGATTTATCGCTAGAAAACTTAACTGTTTTACCGGATTTATCTTTATACACAAATTTACAAATATTACATTGTTCATTCAATCAACTCACTTCTCTGGACAATCTTCCTCTCACTTTACAAGAATTAGTTTGTGACCATAATCAAATCACTTCTCTCAATCATCTTCCTCCCAATTTACAAGGATTATGGTGTTACAATAATCAACTGACACATCTAAAACATCTTCCGTCTAATTTACAAACATTAATTTGTTACAATAATCAACTGAAACATCTCAAACATCTTCCTTCTACTCTACAAATATTAAATTGTTCATTTAATCAACTCACAAGACTTGGGGTGATTTTACCAGAATTATGTTGTTATCAGAATCCAATTTATACAACATGCAATGAACTATACGGATTTGAACTTTCTGAAAAAACGATTGAACAATACAATGAAATCAAACGCATTGAAAATGCGGAAAAAGAATGTTGTCCACTACTGAAATAAAACAATCCAATAAAAAATTGATACATATATTAGATTACTTCGCTTGACAATCTTCCTCCGAATCTACAAGAATTGTATTGTTATAATAATCAAATCACTTCTCTAAACAATCTTCCTTCCACTTTACAAAAATTATGGTGTCATAATAATGAACTCACTTCTTTGGATAATATTCCTCCCAATTTACAGGAATTATATTGTTTTCAGAATCCATTTTATATGACATGATGTTGTCCTTTATTAAAATAAAATCCGAGTAGGGTAAAATTGATAATTTATTATAACATAAAAAATACAACCTAAACATGTCGGCTATTTCTTTACGAACACATATATATAAATCTCGTCCTCCTATATATAAACCGACCATATTCGAATATAAACAGATACTTTCCTCTCGGTTTTATATGAAAATTACCATTTTCGGAATAGATAAATGCACGATTACCTATTTCGACAACCATCACAATTTCATACTTGCCACTATTTCTGTAGGAATATCATACAGAAATATAAATAGAGCGAACATAATACATTTTACATTAATTACCATTTCTTCGTCGTATGATACTTCAATTTGCGATAAAATACAAACTGAAATTAACTCAATAAATCAAACATCCGAACCAGTATTGTTCATGAATACGGAACAATGCATACGCAACTTTTCCCAAATAATCTGGGAAAAGTGTTTTATCTCTGATTCCTAATCCAAGATAAAAACATCGTCCGGGACCGGAACATCATCGATACATATTTTTTTCATTGTTTCTGGTACCGTTTCATTTTCCTTTATAGTATAAAGCGTTGGTATTTGTAGTATATTTGCCGACTCATACATATAAGAAACATCATATTGTAAACACAGCCATTGAATTTTGGCACATACGATGGTAGATAATGGCAATGACTCGTTCAAAAGAATGAATACCGAACTTTCCGTATAACTCTTTTGTTCTTTTATCGTTGAAACTGCATTTATATTGAAATAATTTTTCAATCGAAATCGTTGTTGATTATACATAAAAATTTCATTTGAAATACACGCAAACTCGTTCGGATTCATTTCGTATGACAATAATTTAATTTTATTTGTAAAATCCCATATTTTTTTATTTATATAAAGCAACAATCGATAAAAATAGTTTGAATGGGGATACGTAAATATTCCGGAAATGGAACATTCTTTTAACAAATATTCCTTCTCATATGTAATATGAACCAGTTTATTTGAATCGCGTATTTCCGCTTCTTTAATTTCCAAAATAGATAACTTATCCACAATCTCTCCAACAGAAACTTGAATAACAAGTTTGGCAGGACGACAACGACTTATTTTGTGATTATTGGATAGTTCAGGTATTTCTGAAATATCATAATATACATTGTCAAATATTTTATCAAAATCGACATTATGCGTTGCGTCTTCGCCCGAGGACAATCCAATAACTCTTGGATGATGCAGGGCATGTGCAATTGTGAGCATGGCGGATAATCCTCCTATAAATAGTTTGCATGAACCAATTGCAACACACATATCTGTAAATGAATTTGGTTGATACCATTCCAATTCTGGAATGCCTATTTTTTCATACGACTCAATATCATTTGAAATAAATACGATTTTTGAAGTGCCGTATGTTTTTTTCAATATATCTGTAATGGAAAAGGATGAAATTGGACGATACCAACAAACATTTACCAATATAACATTTTCCCACATAGTATTTTTGGATACAGACAACCATGGATGAAGTCCCCATGAAATCGTATAACATGATGAAAATATAGAATGCCAATTTTCTTTATATAACAGTTTTGAATTTCGCCAAGAACTTAAATCTATATCATACTCTCCATTTTCAGGATATATCATATAGTCTTCCATATACGGTTGCGTCATTATTATTTCATAGGTGTCTTCAAATGTCTTCTTCAATCCATTTCGGAATGCATCCCCCTTATCGGAAATATATAAAATACCCTTTTTACCGGTCGTCATGTACATTTCTTGAATAACGGATAATTGTTGTATAAAATCTCCCAATAATCCACCCGATATATATGTAATTGACATTCAAATATATATTTGATTTAATATTATTTATATCAATTAGTTGAAATTGTACGCATACTATTTTCGTCATTATGCGTCTCTCAAAAAGGGGCTTTGCCCCTCTTTGAGAGACACGGGCTACGACAACAATGTGTAAAATATATATGCCAAATACAAAACCATAAAAAGATTCAACATAATCATATTGCATAATCGAATAAAATTGATATACAAATTGTATCTAATTCATGTAACAAATCATGTCTATTTTTAAAGAAAACGTTGTTGAATCTATGCCTATAGTAGAAAACATCATTGAATCGGTAATTAATCATAATATTACACCAAATATTATGAATAAAAATTATAAATGCGTAAAGTGTGATAAAATATTTAATAATAAATTATCCCTAACAAGACATTCAAATAGAAAAACCGAATGTAATAAAAATAAAATGAATATAGAATTAACCGAAATTATTGGAGAGGATAGAACATTTGGAGGTAATGAATTATTTATTGATTTAATTCCACGAAGTTGTTGGTTTACAAATGTAAGAACCAGCATCAAACCAAGTAGTTGGAATATATTACGAAAACACATATATGAAAGAGTTAATTATATATGTGAATGTTGTGGATGTGATACAAAAATAACGAAACTTAAATTAGAAGCACATGAAAGATGGGACTATAATATTGATACTAAAACCCAAAAATTAATTCGTTTTGTAGCTTTATGTAAAATGTGTCATCTTACTACTCATTATGGAAATGCTCGCCGTATTGGGTATGGAGAACAAGCAAAAACACATATAATGAATTTAAGAAATTTTAATGAAACTGAATTTAATGGTCATTATGGAACAAGCATTGAGGTTTGGGAAGAAAGAAATAAATATAACTGGAATTTAGATTTAGAATTAATTAAAAATAACAATATTGAATTAACTAATAAATATTCTGAAATGGAAAGACAGCACATAAGCGGTAGTAATATAGAAAAACAGAATAAGAATAAAATAAAAAACTATAAAATCATAACAGAATTGAATTTATCAAATAAAAATCTGACTGTTTTACCGGATGATTTATCTCTCTATGTAAATCTACAACAATTAGATTGTTCAAAAAATCAACTGACTTCTCTCGAGAATCTTCCACCAAAACTACGTGTATTATTTTGTTATAATAATCAGCTTACTTCTCTTGATAATCTTCCGCCGAATCTACAATATTTATCTTGTTCCGACAATCAACTCACTTCTATTAAGAATATTCCTACAAATTTACAAGAATTATATTGTTACAATAATCAACTCTCAACTCTTGATAATCTTCCTCCAAATTTACAAACATTAGTTTGTTACGGTAATCAACTTATTACGTTACCTCTTACTTTAGATAAGGAAATACATGGATTTGAACTTTCGATAAAAACAATTGAACAATACATGGAAAAAGAATGGATAAAAACAATTGAACAATACATGGAAAAAGAATGTTGCTCACTAATGAAATAAAATCCGAAAAATGTTTATATCAACCAGTTGAAATTGTTGTAATTATAATGCAATTCTTTTATAGTTGAAGGAAGGTGGTCTAGAGAAGTAATTTGATTATGAGAACAATCTAATTCTCGTAGTGTTATCGGAAGATTATCCAGAGAAATAAGTGAATTGTGTAAGCAAAATAATATGTGTAAATTCGGCGGAAGATGGTCCAACGAAGTTAGTTTATTTTTATAACAAAATAATACACGTAGTTTGGGAGGAAGATTGTCCAACGATGTAATCTGATTATTTGAACAATGCAATTCTTGTAGATTGGGAGGAAGATTGTTCAACGATATAAGATTATTATGGTCGCAGTGTAATATTTTTAAATTTGTATAGAGAGATAAATCCGGAAGAACTGTTAGATACAATTATTTGCGACGCGTATTATATGGGTGTATGTATTATGGTATAATCGAAATGAATATATCATACCAAAATCTATGTGTCATTTTTATAACTATTTTAACGTATTCTTTTAACTTATTATTTCATTTAATATAAAATCGACGGTTTTTTCAGGGGTCCATCCAATATTTCGTAATTTTTCGGCATATCCACAAATATTTGTTGGCGCTACATCAAAATTTGTTTCGTCTATTATTAAAATAGGTTGCCCCGTTTTTGCATCGACCCATTTTTTGGGAGTTTCTTGGACAATCGTTATTCCACTTATCTCAAACATTTTCATGACAAGTTCCGATATTTTTTCAGATTTTTCTGGCGAAATAACATAATTTGAACCAAGTGGTTGTTCTATAATTGTATAAATTGCATCCGCCACATCACTCGCATGTAACATGGAACGATACGAATCTAAACTTCCAACTATAAGTGGTTTATATGAATCTTTTTCTGATAAATCTTTTTCCGATGAATCTTGTTTGTATTGACGGATATATTTTCCGATTTTATTAAATAGAAATTGAGTTGATTTATGTTTTGATTCGGTTGTGAATAAAACGCCATTTGAAAATAAACATCCGTATCTTTGTCTATAATCATCCACGCACATATGTCCTACTATTTTTGCAATAGAATATGGGTGTAAATGCTTATAATATGTATCGTCATCCGTTACTATATAATTTATATGACCCTTATATATTTCACTACTGGATGCATTAAATAGTTTTATCTGTTTTTTGCTCGTTTGTTTTTGTTTATAAATAAAATCGCATAATTCGACGGTTAATAAACCATTGGTCACATATGTATTTGGAACGTTATGTAGTGCATCAATTGAACTCGATATTCCAGCCAAATGAATAATACTGTCCGGTTGTAGTAATACAATAATCTGCTTCCATAAATTCGGTTGAAATACCATATCACATACAAATGTGGGAATTTTTTCTGTTGTGTCTATAGTCCCCCCATTCGCGCGACAAATTCCATACAAATCGATATGGTTATGTTTTTTATGTGCATCAATCAAATATTTTGCGATATGTCCCCCACTTCCCGTAATAAGAACTTTTTGTCGGCGACTGACAATTTCAAATGATGGAAACGGAAAAACAAGACTTCCACCTCCCTCTAAAAAGGCAGATTCTCTCTCAACGATTTCTTTTCTGAAATGCCACGGTAAAACAAGCAAATAATCGGGAGGATGTTCTCGCATAGCATCCTCTCCAATGATCCGACTTCCCGTAATGGTCATCTTGCCTATTTTCTTCGGATTTCGTTCAACCGCAAACGGAATATCGATTTCTTTAATATCCGCAAATTGCAATAGACAATTTCCCTTGGTCGATGCTCCGTAAATATATGTTTTCTTATGAATTTTATTGGTTGCATCCAAAAATAGTTTTAATTTTTGAACCTCTTCTTCACACCCACGAAAAAAGGAACGATAGGTGCTTTCTTTTAAAATGCCGTAATCGATTTCCTCATTTAAAATACGTTGAACCAATTCCGTGTTTTCTTTAAATTTGAGAGAGGATTCTTTTGCAAAATACAGACGAAAACTTCCTCCATTGCAATCATTGAATTGTATATCCACAATTTTAAATTGAGCTCTATCGGCAATTTCTTTTACGGGACGAAGCGAATAATATTCTAAATGTTCATGACAAATCGTATCAATGCTATTTGTTTTTAACATGGTTAATAAATAGCTTTGTTCGCATGTCCAAATACCATCGTCTTCCAATATATCATATATATCTTTTGCAAATTGAATTGGGTCGGGCAAATCATAAAACATGGAAATAGAAGACACGACTTTACATTTGGTTGAACCTTTTATATCCATAAAATTATCTCTCGTAAAATAGGTTGGAATAAGAGTAATAGTATCATTGTAATATTCGCGAAATTGTTCTCCGGTTGGGTCCATACCAATTCTTTGAACTGTATCAGGGTAATACCGTAATGTGGTCGCGTCATTACTTCCAATATCCAATACCGTATCATTTGGTTGAACGTCGGCTAAAGTAAAAACGTCTTGCTGATATTGTCGTAAATGTTCGCGCATCGTATTTGAAATTCCGGAACGATATCCGTATTCGTGTTCATATAATTCGGTGCTTGATGTGGTTTGTTGCAATTGTAATAAACCGCAATCGTCACATAAACACAATTGAATGGGAGTTTTTGGAGTAGAAAAATCGCCATATGTTGGAAATCTTGATGTAATTGCTTGTTCTCCCAATGAAATAACAGTTTCTAAATGACGATTTTTGCAAATCCGGCAATGTGTTAATTCAGTAATAATAGACATATTCTATAAGCTATAATTACTTATTATTTTAACACAACTCCTTTTTAATAGGTCCGACTGATATCAGAAAATAATATTTTGTTTTATTACCATAAATAATAACCTCTGTCTCTCTAAATATTGTTGTAGACCCTGTCTCTCAAAAAGGAGAGAGCATAATGACGAAAATATTATAAGGAAGTCAAAAAAACATATAAACTATAAAAAGTTAAGTATATATAATTCATGAATCAAATTCTTCCCATTCCACAAACTCCCGTTTTTAGTCCCAATACAATTAACAAATATTCGGTAGATGAAATTCACAGTGAAATGATGGCATCTTTTCATCATAATGATACCTACGTAATTCCAGAATTAAAAATACGTAAAAAAGAATTAAAACGCAAATTAATAGAGGCTGAATCAATAGATGATACGATGGATATTAAAGATGAACTAAAAAATATAATAAAACAATTGCACCATTTGGAAAATAGACGTAAAAAATATTTATTGGCAAATTCGGCAGATATTTTTCGTTATTTTGAGGATAAACAAAAAATATCTTCGGGCGAAAATATACAGAATGTAAATATTTTAAACTCATTTTTCAAAATAAATAAACATAGTGAAAATAAACATAGTGAAAATAAACATAGCGACAATAAACAAAGTGACAATAAACACAGTGAAAATAAACAAGGCGACAATATAACAGATGACAATAATAATATGAGTATGTCTCGCAGAACTGTAAAAACATATTTGCAAAATATATGTGGAAAAAACTCAAATACAATTCAGGATTTTATGTATTCTTCCGATATTTGTGAAACATGTTGCATGGGAGAATTAATCCCGCAAGACGAAGAAGGTATTCTTATTTGTAATAATACTGCATGTGGAAGATTTATAAGTTATATTGTGGACAGTGCAAAACCTTCAAATAAAGAAGCCCCGAATGAGGTGTCGTATACGGCATATATTAAACTAAATCACTTTAAAGAAGTTCTCTCTCAATTTCAGGCAAAAGAAACTACACAAATTCCAACCGAAGTTATTGAACGTATTCGGCAACGCATAAAAAAGGAACGTCAGGATGTCAAACTCCTTAATTATAAAATCATGCGCGACCTTTTACGAAAACTTGGACTCAATAAATATTTCGAGCATATTCAATATATCAACTCTCTATTTGGAATTAAGCCACCTATTATGGAAGATAAATTAATTGAAACATTGTGCGTATTATTTGTTGAAATTCAACAACCATGGACACTATACTGTCCTCCCGAGAGAACCAATTTTTTTAATTATACCTATACATTATATCAACTTTGTGTATTGTTAGGGCAACATCAGTATTTACCACATATTCCACTGTTGAAAGATATTAGTAATCAAAGAGAACAAGACCAAACGTGGAAAAAAGTATGCAACCACTTGGATTGGCAATATTTTCCTACGGTTTAAGGCAGTTAGTTTATTTCAGTAGTGGGCAACATTCTTTTTCCAATCGTTTGATTTCATTGTATTGTTCAATTGTTTTTTCTGAAAGTTCAAATCCATATAGTTCCTTGCATGTTGTATAAACCGGATTGTTTTTACAATTAAAATCTTGTAAAGTATGAGGTAAAATATCGAGAGAAGTGAGTTGATTATTTGAACACCATAATTTTTGTAAAGTGGCAGAAAGATTATCGAGAAAAGTTAATTGATTATTTGAACAATTTAATGTTTGTAAATTCGGAGGAATATTGTTTAGAGAAGTCCCAAAGGCGGACTCTAATCGGTCGTTACGAAAGCCGAGCCTTGTGAGTTGATTATTATTACACCATAATTCTTGTAAATTGGGAGGAAGATTTTCGAGAGAAGTCAATTGATTATTGTTACATGATAATTCTTGTAAATTGGGAGGAAGATTTTCGAGAGAAGTCAATTGATTATTGTTACATGATAAATCTTGTAAATTGGGAGGAAGATTATCCAGAGAAGTCAGTTGATTAAATGAACAAACTAATGTTTGTAGAGTAAGAGGAAGATTATCCAGAGAAGTGCCAAAGGCGGACTCAGCTCCGCCGAGCCTTGTGAGTTGATTGTTTTTACAATATAATTTTTGTAAATTGGAAGGAAGATTGTCCAGAGACGTTAGTTGATTATTGTCACAATACAATATTTGTAAATTGGGAGGAAGATTGTCTAGAGAAATTAGTTGATTATTATAACACCATAATTTTTGTAAAGTGGGAGGAAGATTTTCAAGCCTTACGATTTGATTATGTGAACAATGCAACAATTGTAAAGTGGGAGGAAGATTATCAAGAGAAGTAAGTTGATTATCTTGACAATATAATGTTTGTAAAGTGGGAGGAAGATTGTTTAGAGAAGTCCCAAAGGCGGACTCTAATCGGTCGTTATCACTCTCTCGAAAGCTGAGCCTTGTGAGATTATTATTGTGACACCATAGTGTTTGTAAATTGGGAGGAAGATTGTCCAGAGAAGTGAGTTGATTATTGTTACAATGTAATGTTCGTAGATTTTTATAGAGATATAAATCATTTATTATTTGTTGATTAAAAAATAAATAATATATGTATCAATTTTATTTGGTCTCCTTATAAATCAGAGCATTGTTTTATTTAAGTAGTGGGCAACATTCTTTTTCCAATATTTCATTGTATTGTTCAATTGTTTTTTCTGAAAGTTCAAATCCATATAGTTCCCTACATGTTGTATAAATTGGATTATTAAAACACCATAATTCTTGTAAAGTGAGAGGAAGATTGTCAAGCCTTGTCAGTTGATTGTTTGAACACCATACTATTTGTAAAGTGGAAGGAAGATTATAGAGAGAAGTTAGTTGATTATTTGAACAATATAATTCTTGTAAATTGGGAGGAAGATTGTCAAGAGAAGTAAGTTGATTGTTTGAACAATATAATACTTGTAAATTGGGAGGAAGATTTTCAAGTGAAGTTAGTTCATTTACATCACAATGTAATGTTTGTAGATTTGAGTAGAGAGATAAATCCGGTAAAACTTGTAAGCCTCGATTTAATAAATTTAAACTTGTTACGGAATAGTCAGTCATTATTTAATGTTTGTTTAAAAAAAATAAATAATATGTATCAATTTTCTTTGGTTGCTATCTATTTAAGTAGTGGGCAACATTCTTTTTCCAATCGTTTGATTTCATTGTATTGTTCAATCGTTTTTATAGAAAGTTCAAATCCATATAGTTCCTTACATGTTGTATAAACCGGATTGTTTTTACAAACAAAATATTGTAAAGTAAGATGTAATGTATCAAGAGATGTGAGCCGATTGTTATAACAAGATAAACTGTGTAAAGTGGGAGGAATATTGTCAAGAGAAATAAGTTGATTATCATAACAATATAATTCTTGTAAATTGGGAGGAAGATTGTCAAGAGAAGTAAGTTGATTATTTGCACAATCTAATACTTGTAGATTCGGAGGAAGATTGTTTAGAGAAGTCAGTTGATTATTATCACAATATAATATTTGTAAAGTGGGAGGAAGATTGTCAAGAGAAGTAAGTTGATTATGGTAACAATATAATATTTGTAAAGTGGGAGGAAGATTGTTTAGAGAAGTTAGTTCATTATGTGAACAATGTAATCTTTGTAAAGTGGGAGGAAGATTGTTTAGAGAAGTTAGTTCATTTCCATCACAACATAATGTTTGTAGATTTGAGTAGAGAGATAAATCCGGTAAAACTTGTAAGCATCGAAATGATAAATTCAATTTGGTTACGGAATAATCAGTCATTTATTATTTGTTGATTAAAAAATAAATAATATATGTATCAATTTTCTTCATTCCTTACAAATCAATAATCTTGGTTGTTATGTTGATGCATTACGTATAAATTGTTGAATATTATGTATAAACTGTTGAATACGTTCTTGTTCTTTTGTTACTGATACAAATTTGTAATATGTCATAAATATACCCTTATGGCGTTTATACATATCGGCTAAAATATAACAAAATATATCATCCGATAATTCATATTTTATCTGTTCCTCCCGAATCCACGTTGCGATTTCATTATGATACGGAATATATCGTTTATGTATAAATTCATAATACGAATTTGATGACAAATTACTCAAAAACATCATCATAATAACAACATAATACTGTTTTATTTTTGCAGAAGTTAGTTTATATATTTTTTTTACATCACGAAATAATTTCATACGAGTTATATTTACATCAATAAACATGGAATCAAAATCAATTGCCTTAATTATAATATCGTCGTCCCCCTCGCTACAGTTTAATACCAAATTTGCAAATTTATAATCATATAGTAAAATATTATTTTTTACTATATCTGTTGTTAATTCAACCAGTTTTTGAGTAATTGTTTTTTTGAGCAATTTATGAGTCTTTGTTTTTACTATAAAATCAGATAATGATGTTTGATACCTTTCACTAATCATTGTGGTAAATCCCATTGGATTTTGATATATTGAATATAAACGGGGAGATAGATTTTTATTCGACATATATAAAGCAACCTTGCAATCTTTAATAAATTCATTTATATGTATTTTTTCTGTGTCTTCGTGTTCTGTGTCTTTGGGTTCGTGTTCTGTGTCTTTGGGTTCTTCTTTATGTATGGTTTGGTCTTCTTCCGTAAATACATCTTTTGAAATTCGAATTACACAAGAAATTGGTTCGTCATGAATAGTTCCACAATAAACCGAATTATTTCCTCCGTTAATACATAATTCATATATACGTTTTTTGTTTATGGGTAAAGAATAAAATGTATCATCGAATACAGGAATATTTTGTATATATTTTGAAAGTAAAGGTAAATTATTAGGTAATATAAATTCATTCATTTTCTTTTTTTTAAATAAAATAATAAATAAATAGATTTTCAATTTTTTTAGCTCAATAAATTATTCATAAATGAATATGTGATTCCCATAAATATCTTTTAAACGACCACTCCCATGTAAAAGACACAGACGCATCATCATCATCGTTTTTTGATGTATCAAACATTTTCTCAAAATAAGGCGGAGGTAAAATATATTTTAATACGTCTCTCTCTGTTCGTGAAGTTTGTTTGTCATTTGCGCACAAATACATTGTATTATTATTATTATTTGTTGTATGTAATGTTTTATATAAATCGCATAACAATGGACTATATGCATATCTATATTTCCAATTTATATCGGGACAACCTTGGGTATAATAATGATACACAAATTCAAGTCCTTCCAAATAATTTATACACACATCATGAATTTCAGAAGTAGATTGAATTCGTAAAAGAGACCGATAATAACGTTTCTCCCAATGAGGTTCAGTTGGGCAAATATATTCTTCCCTCTCTCGAAATAAAAGAGGCACAGAATCTACCCAAGAATCTATTGAATATGATTTATTTGGATGAGATTTATTAGGATGATTTGATTTATTGGGTTGATTGGTATTGGTCTTATTTGTCTGTAATAGTCGATGCCATGTTTGTTTTGCCCAAATTTCGCGACTGGCGTATTCTTGAATAAGATTTTCCTTTTCTTGTTTCGCCAACATCTGTAAAAAAAGGGTTACCCACTTCCATTGAATTTTCTTTGTTTCTGGATGAATTAATAAACGGTCATATGCACCAATATAAAGTCGATATGTATCTAATAAACGTTGTATTCCCGTTGTTCGAATCGAAATACTCGGAAATCCTGTTAAAAAATCATTACCCAAGAAAAAACAAAGAAAAATATAATCCGTTATCCGACCAATGTTTTGACATTTGCAGTCCATTTCAACCAAAATATTGTTTGTTAATAATTGACTATCTAAACACAACATCTCTTTTGCCAATGCCGCATTTTTTTCACCAAATTCGGGAGCTTCTCTACAAATATATATATTTTTTGTATAGGATACATGTAAAATAGACAACATAATAAGGTCGGCATCCAGTCCATAAATGACTACATTTGCATTTATATTTGGATTGTTGCGTAAATATTCGAATAATTTATGTTCGCCCTCTCCCGATTCTTTCGATGATGATACACATGACGTATTTGATGTAAATTCTTTTGTAATAGCGTCGGACAGTTGATTCATAAAGGGAGTTCCCGGACTAATGCACATTGTATTGAATTTTGGTTGTATTGGGGTGGTGGGTTCTTTTATTGTTGTTGTTGTTGTCATTTCTTTTGTTGTCATTTCTTTTGTCGTCATATTCTCCTCTAAAAACCAACTCTTGTATCTTCTGGTTCGTTGTTGTTCCATTTTTGCCATACATGCCACTCCATCAAACGCAATATATACGTATAATTTGGGAGAAAACATATGTATATATATCCACAATTGTTCAATGACTTTTTGAATAATTGTGTTATTCTCATTTGCGCCCATATGCACAATATCATAAATAATTGAATTTGCGTCAATTAATAATATATCAATATCATCCGGCAATTGTTTTTTAACAATGGAACTATGATTCTTTATAATGTATGAAAAAAAAGACGGAATTCCCATTATCATATTTGTCCAAATATGTTTATACTGTTTTTTTTCTGGTTTGTCTTTTTTGTGAGTTGCTTTTACTTTTACTTTTACTTATAGATTGGTTATATGAATATAAAATACCAACTTTTCCATTTTGACCTGCTTGGCAATGAGACCCAGAAACAATATCCAACGTTGGATCACGATTCTTATGTTTTTCCCAAATACTTTCGCTAATAACCGATACCATTTCCTTTCCAGTATCCAACAAAATATAATAGGGAGTTGTTCCAAAAATAACATGTATAACAAAATTCTCTGGAACATATATGGAAGGAACCAATCCCAATTTTCCGGTGTTGAGAAGTTTGGAAGATTCGTCCACATCTTCTGTCTTGGGTAATAATCCACGAGCGGTACGATTACAAGCATAGAAATAATCATCTTTGGCGTCTTGGAAATAACTACGTTTGGAGAGGAACAACTGTTTTGCATAAAAAATAACAATATTGTCTTTTCTATCTTCTTCCAAATACTCTTGTACACGTTGGTCTTGATACATAATCGGGTCAAATCCTTCTATTTTAGAATTTGTTTTTATAGAGTTTGTTTTTATTGAATTTCTTTTTCTCTCTAATGACATAATTGTTTTTCGAGAATGAGAAGGTATAAGTTTTTTCGTGAGTTTGTGTTCTGTTTTTTTCATATGGGTCAATAGTTTGAATTTTTTAGGAGGAGATAATTTCACGGTTTTTAAAAATGGAACAAAAACACCCATTTTCCACCTGCCTTTTTGAACCGTTCCATTTGCAAATGTCATTTTACCGATACCATTTTTTTCATTGTCTTTCCACTCTCCTTCATACATATCGCCATTTGCAAATGTAAATGTGCCTTGACCATTTATTTCATCGTCTTTCCACTCTCCTTCATACATATCTCCATTTGCAAATGATTTACCTTGACCATTTTTTTCATTGTCTTTCCACTCTCCTTCATACATATCGCCATTGGCAAATGTCATTGTTCCTCGACCATTTATTTCATCGTCTTTCCACTCTCCTTTATAGATATCTCCACTTGCAAATGTAAATGTGCCTTGACCATTCATTTTATTGTCTTTCCACTCTCCTTTATACATATCACCCGTTATATAGGTCATTTTACCTTGACCCTGTTTTTTATCGTCTTTCCACTCTCCTTTATACATACCACCCGTTATATAGGTCATTTTACCTTGACCATTTCTTACATCGTCTTTCCACTCTCCTTTATACATATCACCATTTGCATAGGTCATTTTACCTTGACCATGTTTTTTATTATTTTTAAACTCGCCAACATAGAGATTTCCATTTTTATACAAACGACCTCTACCATTCAGTTGGTCGTCTTTCCACTCCCCATAATATGAACCACCTATAAATGTCAGCACACCATGACCACTTGCCCTATCATCTTTAAATTCTCCATTATATATATTTCCATTTACATGCGTCATTTTACCTTGACCATTTTTTTTATCGTTTTTCCACTCTCCCTTATATGTAGCTCCGTTCATAAATAGATATGTACCTTGACCGTTTTTTTACCTTCTTTCCACTCTCCTTCATATATATTTCCACTCTTTTTATACATCATTTTACCATCGCCCTCTATTTCATCATTGTTCATATCACCTTCATACACATCTCCATTTAAAAAAGTGATGGTGCCTTTGCCACTCCTTTCATTCTCTTTCCACTCTCCTTCATATTTTTCACCATCACTATAATTCATTTTACCTTTACCATGTCGCGAATTGTCTTTCCACTCTCCTTCATACACATCTCCATTTGCATAGGTGAGTTTTCCGTAACTTTCAATTTCATTATCGTCTTTCCACTCTCCTTCATATACAGCACCATCATCAAATATTATTTTGCCTTTACCATTTTTTAAATCGTCTTGCCACTCTCCTTCATATATTTCTATTTCTCCACTTGGATATGTCATTTTACCGTATCCATTCTTTTTTTCGTCTTTTACTTCACCGTCATAAACTTCTCCATTTTCATATGTAATTTTCATTATTTATATAAGAGTTTATTTTTTATGAATCATTCGAATCAATAATAGGCGAGTATTTATTTAAGGCAATTTTTGTTTTTCCTAATTTTATAATTTTTGCCTTTTTGGTCGGTTCTTTTTCTTTGACCGGTTCTTTTTCTTTTTCTTTGACCTGTTCTTTTTCTTTTTCTTTGACTGGTTCTTTTTCTTTGACCGGTTCTTTTTCTTTGACCTGTTCTTTTTCTTTTTCTTTGACTGGTTCTTTTTCTTTGACCGGTTCTTTTTCTTTGACCGGTTCTTTTTCTTTTTCTTTTAAACGCAAATACGATTCTTCTTGTTCTTCTTCTTGTCCTTCTGTCCGTTCTTTTTGTCCAATAATTTTTACCATATCTTCCGTTCGAACATCTCTCTTTTTTTGAAACACAAAATACCGGTTCAAGAATGAAATTTGCTGTTCATCGGATGCATTCATTTTATCCGCCGATTTATAATGATTTTGCCCCGTTCTGCGTATTTCGTCCTGCATTTCGCGATACAATTCATCAAAGAATCCACTTCCTTTCGGCAAATGAATTTGTTTATCTTTTGCGGTATCCACCAATACAAAACCATAATTTTCCATCATACGTTGAAAGAATTTAAAATTAACTAAATATTCACTGAAATATTTCCCGATAGATTCCTGATATACGCTAATTTCATATCCCAGACTTTGTTCATCTTCTGAAAATCCCGTTTCTTCATATAATTTTTGTATCTCAAAAATCTTCGTCGGTTCGCCCGTTTGGCGGTCGGTTCGTGTAAATAAAATAGCGTCTTCTCGCAATAACCGTTGAAACAATCGGTCTCCGTCATAACACGTTCCAATAAAATACCCCCCTTTTTTTGTACATTCCGACACATTTCGTAAAAATCCGTGTAACGTATGTTTATTTTTGAAAAAGTAATGAAGTGCAAATTGGCAAGAACTTATATCGAAACCATCCTTTTGTGTTCCGTTCCATTTTCCTAATTCCGAATCTTTTTCTCCTGAACCAAACATTGCTTTGATTAATCGTTTTTCTTTAGGGGTTGTAAATGCCTCTCCCGTCCGAATATTCAATGCCGAATCTCCTACGGCAAATAAACAATGATATATCGGAGTTCGAAATTGGTATCGGTCTTTAATATAACGGGTACATGCACCATCTCCCACATTATGAATATTATCGCGGGAAATATCGATTCCACAAATAAACGATATATTTCCCGCCTTCCATTTCGCCAAATCCCCCGCCTTTCCAACGGCATAATCGATTAATGTGTTTCCACGTTGCGCAACGGACAATATAAGTTTTCGTTTTACATATAAATTATGAAAATCTCGTAACGCTTGTGTAAAAGATTCTCCTCCGCCTCCGCCTCCTTTTTCCGATTTTTTATAATAAATCGCCGATTCATCAATATCCAACAATGGAATAGCGGTTGTTCCGCGTAACATTTCTTCCGTAACTGGATTATGAATCGATGACCAATTGCTGTTTGCGACTTGATACGAATTTCCGTAATTCGGCAATCCTGCCCGAAGTTCGGCGGTTTTATCATATCTTACCCGCAATGGTTTCCATCGCCATTGCGGGTCGGAAATACTTACATCGTATTTAAATTCCACAATCATACCTTCTTCAAAATATTCACCTCCAACCGAATCCGATATGGTCGATATATCCGTATCATGCGCCATTGAATCGTCGATTGTTTTCATAATCATTTTACCAGACGCATCTGGATATAAACGAATATTGCATAAATAGGCGTTTGGTTGAAATGGGTCGGTGGGTTGAAATTGCAGAGGTTTATAGGTAGAACGAGTTTGGTCTTTTTCGGCACGTGTTTGGACAGGTTCTTCCGTAAGTAAAGATACCATACTAATAAACGGATTCGAGAGTCTATTATTAAATTTATCGAACCCGCACCAAAGTTCAATTGTTTTATATTGGTAAATAACATCGGATTTTGTTAAATCTTCGCCTTGTGGATACATCATGTGAATCTCGTCTTTGCCTTGTTTGTTTTTTTTAGTTCGAACCAGAAAATCAATTGTGTTATAGTGCGCCGGTTTCCATTTGAACGATTCGTTCCACGTGGTTTTCGCAATGAAATCATTGCCGTGCTGTTTCGCCGTGGGAATTGGTTGATCACATGGAGTTAAAATAAGACCGTCGGTTTCATATACTTGAAATGGAATATTTTTAAATGCGGATTGACACGCAATAAAGAAATTCCCCGAATAAAATTGTTTTAATAAAATATGGAATAAACACTTCTCCTCATTTTCTTTACCGCTTATGAGAGAGGTATTTATTCGAGTAACCACCTTTTGATTTAATATGTTCAGACGATATTGTATCTTTTTTTTGGGTTTCTCCTCCTTCTCCTCTTCTTGTTCCGGTTGCTCCATAAATGGCAACATACGCATATCTTCTCCACTTACAAAATATACATCAAATGCCATATAATAATTTATATAATTTCCCAATTTATCATACGGAATATGCTCGCCATCTATCAATGTATTATATAATTTCTCGTTGGATGTTTCACCTCCCGTAAATATAACATTCATATTTGTGTCAATCATATACATGCGACCTTTTGTTGAAATATACAATAAACGGCGGTCCCCGTCGGCTTTATCCGTAATACAATAATTTTTTAATACATTCATTTTTGACGATTCGTGTAAGTGTTCGCGTTGAAGAGTCATGGAAGAATATCCCAAGAAATCACTGGGTTTTACGGGACGAGTTAGTGTAAAATTGTCCTTTTCTTTTGCACTTGCGTCTGCAGGCATTTGAATCAATTTCATATAGGAAAATAATATTTGGTCCTGTTCCGTATATGATATGGGGTAATTTGTGCCTTGAAATGCTACCATAACAAGCCGAACCATGGTTCGTAATGCACCTAACAATGAATTTGCCGATTCAAATGAAGTTCCCAGACCTATACGCGAATTGTCGAATTCCAATTCGATTTCATAATGTTCCAATCCATTAAATACATCGGCTTCTTGAATGGTGTGTGTTGGAATGGAGGTTTGTCCGCTCATTTTATTTGTTTTAATAATACTAATATCGGCAAACACCGGAATGGTTGGATGTCGAAAACGAACGCGATTCATATAACGAAATACTTTGTTTAAATTTGTCCATTCGCCCAGAATTTGTTTTGATACGTCGGTATTTAATGAAAAATCCTGTTCAAGTTTGTAATTCACGCGATAATTAAAATCGTCAAAATTCACGGCTTTTACAATAGAACCATCCGAATATTTGGGAGATGTTTTTCGTGTAAATTTAATAGCTCGCGACCGCGGTCCTTGCCCTTCGGCAACCTGTTTTAAATCGTTGGTCTCGCAGTATTTTTGAATAAGAAACAATCCGTCGATTTCGGCGCGAGTTGTATCTGACCGATATTCATTTCGACTTTCTTGTTGACGATAGGTATTAATACGTAAAAAGTGTTTTTCTTCAAATATTTGAAATCCCACGGAAAATAATTGTTTTACAACGGCATCATAATTTATTTTGGTAATTGGTTTTACCGACATAGGACCTGGGCGTTTGTTGTCGAAAATACCAAAACGCACTTCCAATTCATTTGCGATATATTCTTTTCGTATTTTTTGGTTGTCTAAATAGCATGAGACCATACGAAGTAAATCTTCTCTTGCTGTGGTCTTTTTTTGTTCAGAAGATACGGATTTTTCCATGATAGATAATAGAGATATAATATTTATTTACATATTATATCATTCTTTTCTTCAATTTTACTTGGAAATTTATACAATAAATTTTATACAACACGCACATAAAAATATTCGGACAATGCCGTATACATTTGTTCCTTTTTTGAACCGGTGTCCAATACAATTCCCGCTTTTTGAGTCATTTCTTCCAATTCTGCCAATTTATAAGTGGACACTCCTTTTAACGGTTTATTGTATTGTTCGATGACAATAAAATCGTCGGGTATATTAGAAATAAGCCCATATTTGTGTTTTTTTGTATCAAAGTGTAGATATATGGTTTGTTGCGTTGTATCTACTATTATAGGGAGAACTATTTTTTTATTGTCAAATGATACGTGAATGTTTTTGTTGTAATGTAGAGCATATGCCACCAATACATGCAATTGATTACCTTTCATCATCATATCCGACAATATCTCTTGGCACTGAATAAGAGTGATTTTTTGATTTGTTTGTTTTAATTGTTTTATTCGGTCTTTTCCTTGAAATTTTGTTATTATTTCCTGCTGAACATTCAGTTCAATCGATGAATGTATATTTTGATGACATACGACAGAATACTCATACATTCCATGAACTCCCGCATATATACTCCAAAACATGGTGTTTTTAAATTCGGGGAAAAAAGGTTTTTCGAGAGAAGGGTCTTTTTCTTTTACAATGGACTCTTTGATTGTTTTATCTTTTTCTTTTACAATGGGTTCTTTTTCCTTTACAATAATGGGTTCTTTTTCCTTTATGATTTGTTCTTTTTCTTTTATGATAAGTTCCTTTACGGATTCTTTATACATAAGAGGATATAATTTGTCCATATCTGATTCCGTCAAAAATATATCATATGGATAAAAAATTTGATATAGTTCATTATATACGTCCATTCAAATTATATGTATTATTTTATTTATATTGTTCTTGAGAACCTCTCTAACCAATAAAACGATTCTTGTTATTTATCAAAAAAATAGGTCTTTTCAATTTCTAATTTTTCATTTTCAACACAAGATAATGACGTTTCCTGCACTTGCACATAATCAATATATTTTATTATTTCCTCCAATGTATCCTGTTTTAAATATGCCATATTAATATATGTGCCGTTTTTGTTTTCATTTAACTTGGTTTCCGGATGTTTACGAATGATTTTTAAAATTTCAATATGTTGCATTTTCGATAATTTATCGACTTTTGATTGAATTTCAGAAAAGTTTATTTGCATTTTTATAAAATATGTTCTATATTTTTATGTCCTATTTTAGAATAGGACAACAACATTCTTTTTCAATGCGTTTGATTTCATTGTATTTTTCAATTGTTTTTTTAGAAAGTTCAAATCCATATATGTCCTTGCATGTTGTATAAATGGGATTATTTTCATAATATATTGTTCGTAACTTGGGAGGAAGATTGTCAAAAGATATAATTTGATTGTTTCGACAATACAATTCTCGTAAAGTAAGAGGAAGATTTTCGAGTGAAGTAAGCTTGTTTTTTGAACACAATATTGTTCGTAACTTGGGAGGAAGATTGTCGAGAGAAGTGAGTTGATTATAGCAACAATATAATTCTTGTAAAGTGGGAGGAAGATTATCGAGAGATGTGAGTTGGTTATTTTCACAATATAATGTTTGCAAATTGGGAGGAAGATTGTCGAGAGAAGTGAGTTGATTATAGCAACAATATAATTCTTGTAAAGTGGGAGGAAGATTATCGAGAGATGTGAGTTGGTTATTTTCACAATATAATGTTTGCAAATTGGGAGGAAGGTTGTCTAGAGAAGTCAATTGATTATTGTAACAATGTAATATTTGTAAATTTGTATAGAGAGATAAATTCGGTAAAACAGTCAAGTTTTGATATGATAAATCTAACGTCGTTACGGTATAATCGGTCATTTTATTTGTTTTTGATTAAAAAAATAAATATCAATTTTCTTTGTTTGCTATCAGAAGGGTATTTTATTTAAGTAGCGGACAACATTCTTTTTCCAAATTTTCAATGCGTTTTATTTCATTGTATTGTTCAATTGTTTCTACCGAAAGTTCAAATCCATGTATTTCTTTACATGTTGTATAAATGGGATTATTGTGACAATATAATTTTTGTAAAGTAAGAGGTAAAATATCAAGAGAAGTGCCAAGTTGATTGTTATAACACCATAATTCTTGTAAATTTTGAGGAAGATTGTTTAGAGAAGTCAATTGATTATTGTAACAATATAATATTTTTAAAGTGGGATGAATGTGACCCAGAGAAGTTAGTTGATTATTTGCACAATGTAATATTTGTAAATTTGGAGGAAGATTGTCAAGAGAATTGATTTGATTATTCCAACACCATAATTCTTGTAAAGTGGAAGGAAGATTATCGAGAGAAGTTAGTTTATTATAATTACAACGTAATTCTTGTAAAGTGGGAGGAAGATTGTTTAGAGAAGTGATTTGATTATATTTACAATATAATTCTTGTAGATTGGGAGGAAGATTGTTTAGAGAAGTGATTCGATTATATTCACAATATAATCTTTTTAGATTAGGGGGAAGATTATCAAGAGAAGTCAGTTGGTTATTATTACAATATAATGTTTGTAAATTTGTGTATAGCGATAAATCCGGTAAAACGGTTAGATTTAGATTCGATAAATCCAATTCGGTTACGGTATAGTCGGTCATATTATTTGTTTTTTGTTTAAAAAAATAAATAATATATGTATCAATTTTATTTTAGAATAGGACAACATTCTTTTTCCAAATTTTCAATGCGTTTTATTTCATTGTATTGTTCAATTGTTTCTATCGAAAGTTCAAATCCATGTATTTCTTTACATGTTGTATAAATTGGGGTTTCTTCACAATAGAGCACTTGTAATGTAACAGGTAAAATATCGAGAGAAGTCAGTTGATTCGTATGACAATATAATTGTTGTAGATTCGGAGGAAGATTGTTTAGAGAAGTCAATTGATTATTATAACACCATAATTCTCGTAAAGTGGAAGGAAGATTTTCGAGAGAAGTGATTTGATTATTGTAACAATATAAATCTTGTAAATTGGGAGGAAAATATTTAATAGAAGTTAGTCGACCATTATTTTTACAATTTAATCTTTGTAAAGTGGAAGGAAGATTGTCGAGAGAAGTCAATTGATTAGCATAACACCATAATTCTCGTAAAGTGGAAGGAAGATTGTCGAGAGAAGTCAATTGATTAGCATAACACAATAATCCTCGTAAAGTGGAAGGAAGATTATCGAGAGATGTGAGTTGGTTATTTTCACAATATAATTTTTGTAAATTGGGAGGAAGATTTTCGAGAAAAGTGATTTTATTATCTCCGCAATATAATTCTTGTAAAGTGGGTGGAAGATTGCTTAGAGAAGTCAATTGATTCTTTTCACAATATAATTCTTGTAAAGTGGGAGGAAGATTGTCGAGAGATGTGAGTTGATTATTACAACAATATAATTCTTGTAAAGTGGGAGGAAGATTATCGAGAGATGTGAGTTGGTTATAATTACAATATAATTTTTGTAAATTTGTGTACAAAGATAAATCCGGTAAAATGGTTAGATTTCGAAATGATAAATCCAATTCGGTTACTGTATAGTTGGTCATTTTATTGTTTTTTGATTAAAAAATACATAATATATGCATCAATTTTCTTTGTTTGCTACCTGAAACTTCTGGTCGTTCCTAAGAAAATTGAAAATGATATATGTATATATAATAATAAAATTATAATGCAAAATCAAAATCAAGAAATCATTAAAAAACCATATATGACATCTCTTAAAACAATTAAGGTGTGTCTCTCTATTTTAGAAATAGGTGAAAATATTCGCGACCTGTTAGAACAAAAAATCATCTATAACGTAGAAAGTCGGTGTGTATCAGAAGGTTTTATTCTGCCAAATTCCGTTCATATTACTTCTTGGTCATCCGGAAAAATAAATGGTCAAGATGTAGAATTTCAGGTTACATTTCAATATAATGTATGTTTTCCAGTTGAAGGTATGCGTATTGAATGTAATGTAACCGAAATTAGTAAAGCAGGCATTCATGCGGAATATACGGTAGAAACAGTCGATAATAAAAAAATACCCGCCATTATCGCAAATATTCCGCGTGATATTTATTTTGATAGCCCCGCCTTTAATTCCGTAAAAATAGGAGAAACTATTATTGTTCGAGTAATTGGTGTTCGTTTTGAATTAAACGATAAATATATTACTGTTCTTGCTGAACTTGACCGAGGTAATAAAAATCATCGTATTAGAGGAGGAGGAGACGGAGATGATACAGAAGATGAAGAAGAGGAGGATGATACGGATCTTTAGTGTCCTTAGTGTCCATTATATTTTTGAAGGGAGCAGTCCTTGATAAAATTGATAATCTTTTTTTAAGAAATAATGAACAACCAAAGAAATGTTAAAAATATACAATCAACTCACTCTTAAAAAAATATTTAAAAATGAATTACTTCAGTTTATTCATTTACATGATGATACGGAACACCAAGAACTTATTGCATTTATGAATACATTTATGAATGCATCTATTCATACATTTATTCATTTAGAAACATATATTCATTTAGAAACACATTTTCAACAATTAATTATTCGAATTACGGGAGCAATTGAATCATTACAAACAAAAGAACTTATGGAATATATAGATAAAATTCCGAATGAGCTATATGATTTTGTTATTCCGGGCATAATTTCACAAATAAATCCATTATTTGGAATTATAAAAGATTTGGTTGGACGAGCGAGCATAATAAAATCTTAATAAAAGAATTAGATTCCAAGATAAAATACAAAATCGTCATGATAATATACTCGTAAAAACGCATAATCCTTTTCTGTTAAATCTGCCACCGTATATGTTTCCTTGCTTTTATCTATTTTTTCATTAAAATTTGGCGAGACAACGGAAGGATATTCTCGTTCAAAAAAGTTTCGCATATCATCCATTTTATTCATCTTTAATATTTGATAGGAACAAAATGGATTTTCGGAGACAATTTGTTGGGTATCTTTCACATAATCCATTTGGGGGCGTAAATGTTGATATAAAACAAATTTATTTTGTCGATGATGTGCAATTCGTTGGATATTGTATATTATTTCTTTGGGGGAAAGATTCCAGTAATTGCATAGACTTATAAATCTCTGTATCGGCTCTCGGAAAATCATATAGAACAACATTGGTTTTGTTATGGAAAGTATTCGTAAATGAACCATTTCCTTTAAAGTCAAATGGTCAATACTGATAGTCGAATTGTAGGGAGGATTTTTTGTTCCAGGGTAAAACGAGTTTAATGTTCTACGATTTGGTATTTTATATGCGTCGTAATATTCATAAATGGAATTATACAAACCAAAATATGCCGGATTTTTTCCGTAATGTTTATACACAAAATTACCCATGTTTTTTGGTATATGAATAAAAAAGGGTGTTTTCGTTGACATATTATATTATAGATACAATTTTATCGCTTAATTACAATTATCGTTGGTTTTATAGTGGGTGTTATATCATTCCATCCATCTGTGCGAAATGATTTATGTGGCTTATCTACTTTTGGTTTCGGCTTTCGATGTTCAACTCCCGTAATTCGTTCTTGTGTAATTGTTTCCCATGCAGTTTGAAATATAGGCAATGATGCTTGAAACCATTCTCGGTCACGGATAATTTTCACACATGAAATTTCATCTAAATACCAATATATAGTTCTGTAATATGTATATTCGCATTTTGCCATGATAGTGGATACCCATTCTCTCCAATTTGGGAGGCAATGCAATGGCATATATTCATAATGTTTTATATATTCGGGAAATACCGTTTCACACACTACAATAATTCCTTTTATTACTTGTTTGGTTATGGGTTCTTTTTCTTTTGTATTGTCTTCTTTTTCGCCTATTACTTTTTCGGTTATTTTTGCATGTTCTGAATATATTTCAAAATCAATATCATTTTCAAATTCTTTAAACCGCGTTTCCAAAAAATCGCATGTAGGTAATTCACAAACTTCCATTTGTAATTGTGTTTGCACCCAATATTCATATTTTGGAATACCCGTTATCTCTCTATTTACGATATTTTTAATTTCCAACATAATGCCATATTTTTCCGATAGAGGGTCTATATTAATTCCATCCGGCGACGCTGCCAAAAATACATGTTCTCGATGTTCAATACATCCGAATTCTCCGATTTTTGTTTTAAATAAATATTCATATACGTGCACACTAATGGGCTCATATTTTACTCCCCAATCTCGCGCATCTTCTTTTCCTCCATATCGTTTTATAAAATGCGGTTTTTCGTCTATACATTTTTCATAAATATAACTGTTTAATGTCGCAGGACTTTTTAAAATACGCCAAGCAGAACTTGCCGTAATATGTTTATGACGAAATTCATACCATTCAGGCGTTCGTTGTTCTGGTTGAGGAAGAGAGCGTAAATAGGACAAATGTTCTTCAATAGAACGAGAAAAAGGGAGTGACACATCTAATTCTGGTAAATCTACATATATTAACGTAACATTCTCTACAATTTCATACAAATCCTCATAATCAATAAATAACGGAGGAAATGATAAATACAATACATATGTTATTTCGTTATTCATTTGGTCGATATCCATATCCACATTGTCACAGTTTACAGCTTTCCACTCATCCGCAAACTCAAAAATAGTTTCCCAAAGTTCTTCTTCATATTCATTCATCATAATTGAATATATACATATATGTATATTCAATTTTACTTGTTTTGTTTTGTTGTTGTTGTTGTGTTGTTGTTGTTGTGTTGTTGTTGTTTTCTTTTTACCTTGTTCAATGTAATACAAAGAATGTAATACAAAGAATATAAATAATATGTAATAATCTATTGTAAATGGATGATTACGACGTTTCAAATAATTTGTTTGTTAAACAACTTAATTTTTTTCCAAAAGATGATATAACAATGGTATTACACGCAAATAACATTATGGATACAAATCTTTGCATCGAAATTAAAAATATAGTTATTCGAACACGTAAAGCGTTTGATGTATTGGATGTTAAACAAATTGTAAGTATTGGGTCAAGGGTTGTATTTTATAATCAAGATTCAAATGAAAAAGAATGGATTTATGTACAAGTCTGGATACGTAACTGTCAAATACTTCCTGAATAAAATGTAATAAATAATTGTGTAGACCAACAAACAAATAAAAAACAAACCAACACTAAACAAGCGGAAACACACCATTATAAAGGGTTTATGTGGAATCTTTTTTATGGTTTTATGTATTATTGTCGTAGTCCGTGTCTCTCAAAGAGGGGCTTTGCCCCTTCTTTGAGAGACGCATAATGACGAAAATATTTATAATGCGAGAATTGTCTACCAACGCAAGCTTAACAATATCAAGCGACCATAAATAAAAAAATTGATTTTAAAAAACTAATAAAATATTGGTATCCAAACATGTCTGACGAACACCAATATTTACAATTATTAAGCGATATTATCGAACACGGACATCGCCGAAAAACTCGTAATGGATATACACTTCAATTGGCAGGAAAACAATTGACATTTGATTTAAAAAGAGGACATATATTTCCACTTATTACTACCAAAAAAATGTTCTTTCGTGGGATATTTGAAGAATGGAAATTCTTTATGGACGGAAAAACCGACACAAAAGAATTAGAAAAAGTTGGCGTGAATATTTGGAAAGGAAACACCAGCCGAGAGTTTTTAAATTCAGTGAATTCTACCGTTGCCACCTACGAAGAAGGAGATATGGGACCGATGTATTTCTTTCAAATTTATCATTTTAATGCGCCGTATAGAGGCTGTCGTCCAGAAATAGGATATAGTGGGCAAGGGCTAAATCAATTTGAAAAAGTAATTCATCTTTTAGTGAATGACCGATTTTCAAGACGTATTGTTATGACTACATTTAATCCAGAACAAGCAGAACAAGGCGTTTTATATCCATGTCATGGACTTTTAATTCAATTTGTGGTCGAACAAGACGATGAATTAACATGTATTATGACGCAACGTTCGGCAGATTGTTTTTTGGGATTACCTTATAATATTGCATCGTATTCCTTATTAACATATGCCGTTTGCGCACAGGTAAATAGTAGATTATCGGTATCATTGACAAATCCACCATTAATTCCGGGAAAACTCGTAATATGTTTGGGAGATTGTCATATTTATGAGTCTCATATATCTGCCGTAAAAGAACAACTTACCAGACAACCATTTCCATTTCCATCCATTTGTTTTGTGAATAAACAAAAAAAACAGACAGATTTACAAGAGAATCGGGCACAAGAGAATCGGGCACAAGAGAATCGGACACAAGAGAATCGGGCACAAGAGAATCGGACACAAGAGAATCGGACACAAGAGAATCGGACACAAGAGAATCGGACACAAGAGAATCGGACACAAGAGAATCGGGCACAAGAGAATCGGGCACAAGAAATTATTCGAGATGAATTGAAAGATGACGATGCTACTAATGACAATGCTACTAATGACAATGCTACTAATGACAATGCTACTAATGACGATGCTACTAATGATGATGCCAAAATTAAAGAAAAAGATACCAATATTTTTAATCCGAATAATATTACATGGAATAATGTGAATTTATGTGACTACCAATACCATCCTTCAATTAAAGCATCCATGGTAGCATAATATCTTTTATATACATATATGGAATCCGAATCATCTTCACCATCATTTGTGTATTTATTAGAAACTATAGACCCAAACCATCCTCTCAAAAAATATACATATGTAGGCGCAACCATAGATGTTGAACAACGACTACGAAAACACAATGGAGAAATAACGGGGGGTGCTGTATATACAACCTCCAAAGTTAAACAGGGATTTCATTGGCGACGTATTGTCTATGTATCCGGATTTCCAACATGGAATTGTGCTCTTAAATTTGAATGGAGGTGGAAACATATGACCCGTAGAATTTCTGCATCTATTACAGATCCTACCGAAAGACGATTAAAAGCATTAGAAAAAATATTAGAATTAGACAAATCAACTACATCCGCCATTCCTTATTCTGAATGGTCGGATGGCGGACCTACCGTAATTTGGGAGGAGGTGGGAATATAGTAATATAATATATATGTCGATACTACAAAAATATATTTTTTATTCGAACGAGAATGATATAAATCCGTCGTTACAAACACTGACGGATGTTTTTACGCATGATTTTGGATATACTACATTAAATGATACGTCGGATTTACAACAAACCATCCATAAAATCGACAGTTATACAAAAACGGGGGTCGATTTTTGCTCAAAAACAACCGCCCATGGAATGAATTATACGTATCTTACCGACGATATGCAAAAATCGGAAAATATTAGTATTATGTTTCGTTTTGCAAATGGCGACATTCATTCAATTATGGTATTGACTGTATATGAAGCCCGATATAAAAATATGCCGGTCGTATATATTAGTAGTTTTTGTGTGAATCAGGCGAAAAATTATAAAGATGGGTATAAAATAATAGATGAATTAAAACGTGTGTGTATGTGGAGTGGCATTTTTTTAATTGAACTGCACTCGGTTCCGTCCGCCATACCATTCTATAAAAGGCAGGATTTTAGTCCAATCAGTGAATCGCCGAATGATGTTAGAAAAGGATTACTTAAAATGCAAACCGAACTGAACCCCAATCTATTTTCCGATTTGGAAGAAGATGACATTGTAATTTATTTGGATGTTGAGAAAAAAGTAGAAATATATTATGATAAATATGGTGTATTTAATGAACATGAATTAGAATATAATCCAATGCAAATACGAGAACTAAAACGAAAACCAAAATTACCGTTGCATTTTAAGGATTATGAATACCGATTTTATGGTCCAGGCGAGGATTCCGCATCTTCTTCTTTTTCTTCAATTCCTTTTAAAAAACAAAAAAAATCACCCAACAAACATACAAACCGAACAAAATCGAATCAAACAAATAAAAAAAATCAAACAAATAAAAAGGGTCGAACAAATAAAAAGGGTCGAACAAATAAAAAAAATCGAACAAATAAAAAAGGGTCGAATAAATAAAAAAGAATCGCCTTTTACTTTTTTACCTTTTTCGCTTTTACTTTTTTACCTTGCTTACTTTAATAATTTACTTTTACTTCTGGTTATCATACTATGAGTGATTGTCGGTTTTTTACGGGATGGTTCTTTTTGCACGAGTTTTAATGTAGGTTTTGGTTGTAACACAACCGGTTCTTTCGGCATGGACGGTTTTTGTGCTGGAGCCGGTTCAATAAGGTCAATAGCCGGTTCAATAAGGTCAATAGCCGGTTCAATAAGGTCAATAGCCGGTTCAATAAGGTCAATAGCCGGTTCAATAAGGTCAATATATTTGTCCATAATATTGATAAATTCCTTTTTATATATAAAATTTTGTGCCCCCACTACCAGTTTAGCGTCAATAACTTTTTGTTTACATGCGTGATGCATATGATGTATACCAATTTCGTGAGTTGTTCCTTGAGTTATCAAATAAAAGTAATATGCACAATATGTAAAGTATATTCGTCGTAACGAATTTTTCAAATTCGCGTCTTTTGTATAGTTCGAATATGTATTATATTTATAAATATTCAATTTTCTATTTATTATTGGAAAATCACTTAAATAAAAATTCGGTTTTTTGTAAAAGCTACTCTCATTTTCTTCTGTAGCATGTAATCGAATATACGTCATATTTTTTTGTTCAATATCGGATTCTTTTTGTTCAATATCGGATTCTTTTTGTTCAATATCGGATTCTTTTTGTTCAATATCGGGTTCTTTTTGTTCGGTGTCAGGTTCTTTTTGTTCGGTGTCAGGTTCTTTTTGTTTGGGAGAATCTTCATCCAAATCTATATTGTTTTTTTTACAATAATATGTTAATTCGTCAAATGTTAGTTCTTTTTGTTTTTTTTGCGCGGAGTTTAGTTCAAATAGTTCTAATTTTATTGAGGTCAGTTCAAATTCTAATTTGTCAATATAGAAATTTAAAATGTCAATAAATTCATTTTTACCCATAAAATTTTCATTTATTGCGAACTGTTTTGTTTCAATAATTTTACATTTAAATGTATTAAAACAAAACATAACATCTTCTTTAATACGAATCATACTATTTTTAAGATTTTGATGGATAGGAGGAGAATAAAACACATCGCTTTCTTTTACCACCAAATAATAATAGTATATACAATACGTAAAATATATTCGTTTTTTTATTTTTTGTCCGATAGATGAGTTCATAATATCCATATATTCTAGACATAAATCATGATGAATTTGTTTGTTTGTGATGTTAAGGTCGATTATATATGAATATGGTTTTTGGTAAAAGCTACTCTCATCTTCTTCTGTAACAATGGATGGAATTTGTATCATCGTATTGGTCATGGTTATTTGTTTTAGTTATGATTATTTTATCGAAAAAATATTTTCAATTTTTTTTGCCCAGTTCGCGTTACTTAAAAAATTAATATATATTTATAAAACATAAATGCCATTAATTACATCATTAAATAAAACAACGTTTCAAGAATTACTGCATAAAAATAACGGTATTATCATCCTTAAATTTGGGGCAGATTGGTGCGCCCCGTGTAAGCGAATTCATTCATTCGTGCATCAGTGGTTCGAACATTTACAAAAAACGAGTCCAAATATAACATTAGCCGATATTGACGTTGATGAAAATATAGAGCTTTATAGTTTCTTAAAAACAAAACGTATGATTAATGGCGTGCCGACGGTTTTAGCATATTACAAAGGAAATGTGACATATATAGCAGATGATTCCGTTATTGGGGCAGATACCGTTCAATTACAAGCATTTTTTCAACGGGCTTTAGTAAAAACGAATTAAAACCAAAAAATGCCATGTATTGGTATATGGCATTTGATATAATTCTTTGGATATGGTTCTTTATAGCGGGCATAGCCGCGGCTATGCCAATTCCATTCATAAAACGATATACAGAAACAGGACATTTTATATGGATTTTATTATCCGGCTTATCCTATGTATTGCTTATATATGCATATACAATTGTTCTTTCGAATAAAAATATTATGATTGTATATCCATTTTTGAAAGTTCTTTCTGTATTATTAGTTATTTTATTTGGATACATATGGTTTCACGAAACATTAAATATCAAAACTACGATTGGAATTATACTTGGACTTGCATCGATTTATTTATTATCTCCCTAACAACTCTCGTTAGAATTTTTATTCGTTGATTCTTATTCGTTGATTCTTATTCGTTGATTCTTATTCGTTGATTCTCGGCAAAGAGCTCCGTAAAAAATTGAATGTAAATAAATAATAAAATATATCATCCAATAACAACATGAATCCCATCTTGAAAAATGCATCCGAAGAAAATGGCAAATATCGATTTACCCTCTCTGGAATCAATGTTAGTATTGCCAATGCCATTCGCCGAACCATATTAGCCGATATTCCAGCGATTGGTATCGACGACGAACAATCCAATTTTATTGAAAATACTGGACGACTCCATAACGAAATTTTAAAACAACGTCTTGCGTGTATCCCCGTATTTGTAAAAAATAAAGATGAAATCGAAACATTTATCGAAAAATATATGGTAGAGGTAGATGTTACAAATGAAACCGACAATATAATGTTTGTAACCACAAAAGATTTTCGTATAAAAAACAAGGCGACTGGTTCTTATATGAATGAACAAGACCGAAATCAAATATTTCCGGCAAATCCCGAAACACAAATGTATATTGATTTTTCGAGATTACGTGCCATGGTCGGAGATTCCGTAAAACCGGAACATCTTAGTTTTACGGCAGAATTTACCGTAAAAACGGCGAAACAAAATGGTGGATACAGTGTAGTATCTTCATGTGCATACGGAAATACCATTGACCATGTGCGGGCAAAAGATATATGGAATGTAAAAGAAAAAGAAATGAGAGACCAAGAATTGGCGGAAGAAGAAATTCAAATGGCAAAAAAGAATTTTCATATTTTAGATGCACAACGGTTCTATGTTGAAGATAGTTTTGATTTTATAATTGAAACCATTGGAGTATATACAAATTATGAAATTATGCGAAAAGCGTGTCTTATTTTGCAGAATCAATTCGTTGATTTTGTAGAATCTATTGAAAATGACGATGTAGTAATTGGACCGAGTGAATCGGCAAAAGAATTCTCAACTATGGAAAATAGTTTTAATATTATTTTAGAGAAAAAGGATTATACATTCGGAAAAGTATTGGAATATATTTGTTACAATGAATTTTTCGAAAATCAGAAAATACTTACATTTTCAGGATTCAAGAAATTTCATCCGCATGACGAAAATTCCGTGTTACGACTGGCATTTATTCAAAAAATGGAAATAAATGATATCCGAAACAAATTAAAAGAGGCGTGTGTGCTTGCATCCGAAATATTTGTATCGATTCACGGAAAAATTCCTGAGAAATAAAGACACACTAAATTTAGAATAAATAAACTCCTATTATAATAGAGAGGTATAATGAAATGGTATATTCCTATTTTTTTCTTTTTTGCCGTAATAGTTCTTATAGGAACGTGTTATTACGGAACAGTAAAAGATGAAACAAAAAAAGACACAAAGAAAGAATCGTTCTCTCAAAGTCTTGTTCTGGAATCTCCCAAAATTCCGAAAAATATTATTCAAGTATGGAAAACATGGTCCGCCAAGTCTTATACCCAGTTTGCCAAAAATACCGACGCGTTAAAACAAATGAATTCCGATTACAATTATATTTTTTTTAAAGACAAAGATATTGATGATTTTTTGAAAATGCACTATCCTTATTATTATAAAACATATCAAGAACTACCATTAAATATACAAAAAATGGATTTCTTTCGATATGTAGCTCTCTATCATTTTGGCGGATTTTACTTTGATATGGACATTCATTCGTTACAACCATTGTCCGACGATTTACTCTATCATGATGTAGTTGTTCCCGTCGATGAACCGATTACATCTGCCAATCGTGACCAATACCGATTTCGTGAATTTGCCAGAAATGGAATAAAACAAATTCTGGGACAATATGCGTTTGGTTGCGCGCCCAAACATCCGTTTATAAAACGACTCATTGACGGAATTGTGGAAAATCTCTCCAATATTCAGAGACAGGCAAAATTTTATGCAAAATCGCATGATTTTGTGTATCAGACTACCGGACCCGATTACGTAACAACCATATATATGAACTACCCAGATAAAGAGGATATTTATATATTGGAAGGAGAGAGACAAAAATTCGGGAAATACGCAAAACATAGTTGTGTTGGTGGGTGGAAATAGTTATATTGAAATATCGACAAATCCAGACAAACTATTTTATCAATGGCAACATTGATTTTACAACTTTTCTTATTTTTTTCCGTGAAAATCGGCGTTTTAAATGAGAAAAGGTGTAATAACAAAAAAGAGTTAATGATTGCATGTGTTTCTAATAAATATAAACTGTATATATTTATTATATAAATGTCTCAAAATATTCCTTTTGTTAGTGTATGCACTCCTACCTTTAATCGTCGTCCATTTATTAAAACCATTATGGAATGTTTCCGACAGCAAATATATCCTCATGACAGAATTGAGTGGATTATAGTAGATGACGGCACGGATAAAATTGGCGATATATTAACTGAATTTGGTTCAGACCTTCCTATAAGATATGTGGCATTACCCGATAAATTACCTCTTGGAAAAAAACGTAATTTAACTCATTCTTTATGTAAAGGAGATATTATTGTATATATGGACGATGATGATTATTATCCGCCGGAACGAATCAGTCATGTAGTTGAAACATTGCAACAAAATCCATTGGCAATGGCATGTGGGTCCAGTGAATTATATATTTATTTTTATTCAACTGATAAAAAAATGCAGGATAAAAAAATACATCAAGGAAAAATGTATCAGTTTGGTCCATATGGTCCAAATCACTCAACTGCGGGAACATTTGGATTTCGTAAAGAATTGTTGAACATTACCAGTTATGATGAAACCGCTTGTATTGCAGAAGAACGTCATTTTTTAAAAGGATATACAATTCCATTTGTGCAATTGGACCCAATGAAAACAATTTTGGTTTTTTCACATGAACATAATTCATTTGATAAACGTAAGCTTTTAATAAATGCCGAATTGAATCCAACGATTCATGAATCGGAAAAGACTGTTGCTCAGTTTTTTCAATCTTCCTCAAAAATAAACAAGGCTCGATGTAATTTAATTTATCGTTTTTTTATGTCTGATATGAAAACCATATTAAAAACATATAATGCGGGACTTCCTTCACTTAAAACAGATGTTGTAAAACAAATTGCTGAAATTGAAAAAGACCGACAACAACAACAACAACAACAACAACAACAACAACAACAACAACAACAACAACAACAACAACAACAACAACAACAACAACAACAAAAAACCGGAATTATGATTCAACAACCGAATCAATCTCCAATAGAAATGACAATGCAACAAATTCTTCAGCTAATTCAACAACAACAACAATTATTAGTTGAAAAAGATAAACAAATTGCTGATTTAACCTCCAAAATACAAAACTTTGCAAAACAAAACTTTGCAAAAACGAAACCAGAATGTTGAAGAAAATTGAAAGATAAATACAATAAAATAATATATAAAAATGGCATCGGCAACAATGAAAATATCTCCTATGAAAAAGAAGGCATCGGTTATAAAACAATTTCGTATATTTGATTTTCATATGTCCGATAAATACGAGGACGACGTGGAGGATGATGTAGAGGACGAAACCAACAACAAAAAACCACAAAAAACCTCACATATTCAATTATTTGGTATTAATGAACTTGGTGAAACTGCCAGCATTACTATTACCGATTATTGTCCCTTTTTCTTTATTCATCTTCCTTTAATGAAAGAAAAGGTGAAAGAAAAACGTTGGACTCAGTCTGATGTGGATGAATTACGCGATTATATTTTCAAAAAAATATGGGCAAAAGCCGATATTCTTTCCGTTCATTTGGTTGAATATCAAAAATTATATGGATTCTCTGCCGGCAAAAAAGACCAGTTCGCACAAATTACATTTCGAAATCAAAGTGTTTTTAAACAAACACAGGGATTGTGGTATGAATATATAGACAATCAGCGTGTAAAAAAACCGTTTTATTTTAAAAATGTAAATCTATCTCTCTACGAATCCAGCATTCTGCCATTACTTCGATATTTCCATATTCAAAATATTAGTCCGTCCGGTTGGATTTCCGTAAAAACAACATCTATGCAAAATTGCATTACTAAAAAAACCACATGTAAATACGAATATATTGGGTCAAAACAGTATGTAACGCCTCTTCCAACAAAAGAAACAGCAGTTCCCTATAAAATATGTAGTTTTGATATTGAAGCCAGTAGTAGTCACGGAGATTTTCCAATTCCTATTAAAACATACAAACGCTTGGCTACAAATATATTGGAAACAATAGATATTTATAAAAAAATAGACATTAGTCGAGACACATTTTGCACAATTATTCGTAAAATGATATTAACCGCATTTGGTCATGAAACGATGGACCGTATTGATTTGGTATATCCGAAAGAAAAATGGACAAAAGAACAAGTTGAGAAACAAATAGATATATTCTTGAATACACAGATTGATAAAATCGTCGTTTCTTCCACTATGCAAGAATCTATGCGTATTGAATCCTTTATGTCTATGCGTATTGATAATACGACAGAAGAAGGACCTATAAAAGAAGAAGACGATGGCGACGATATTGATGATGATGATGACGCAAATGTAAAAGATAACGATGCAAAAAAAAGGAACATTGCAAAAAGGAACGATACAAAAAAGACTGATGCAAAAAAGACTGATGTAAATGTAAAAAAGACTACTGATGCAAAAAGGAATACGATATACGATATTCTTATTCCTGAAACGATTGCGAGAGATGAAAAAATGCAAAAATTAAATGAATTGTTAATGACAAATTTCCCGAATCTGGAAGGTGATAAAGTAACCTTTATTGGGTCAACCTTTCTACGATACGGTGAATCTGAACCTTATTTAAATCACTGTTTGGCGTTAGGAACGTGCAATTCTGTTGCGGGGGCAACAATTGAAATTGCCACTACGGAAGCGGATTTATTGGTTCAGTGGTCACAGTTAATTCAGAGAGAAAATCCAGATATAATTATTGGATACAATATTTTCGGGTTTGATTATCCGTTTATGTTTTCACGGGCAAAAGAAAATGGATATGACTGTCTATGCGCCTTTTTAGAATTATCCCGTATTAAAAACCACATTTCTGCGAAAAAAGGAACGGGAGAATATGATGTCACTAAATATGAATTGGATAAAACAAGTATTAAATTAGCAACCGGTGAATATGAATTGTTTTATCCCGTGATGATTGGACGGCTTCAAATTGATTTGTTAGGACATTTTCGAAAAAATGAAAATTTATCATCCTATAAATTGGACGATGTGGCTGGACATTGCATTCACGATACAATTCATGACATACAATTGCCCGAAATAGGAATCGTCGATGTATATACAGATAATATTAAAGGACTTCATATCAACGACTATATTCACATTGAAATATCGGAATTCACAACAGATTATTTTCGAAATGGACAAAAATTCTTGGTGCATGATATACTACCAGACACCACTACTGGTAAAAAAATACTTCGACTTCATTTTGAACCAACATCGGACGAATTATGTGTATTGCATAGTTCGGAGAATTCGCAAAAAGTGGTTTCATGGGCTCTTGCCAAAGACGATGTGTCCCCGCAAAATATATTTATATTAACAAATGGTTCGGATTCGGACCGCGCCATTGTCGCCAAATATTGTATTCAAGATTGTAATATTGTGCAACATTTAATGTTGAAAACGGATTTGCTCTCGGGTCTTATTGAAATGGCATCTATTTGTAGTGTTCCTATGAATTTCTTGGTGCTTCGAGGACAAGGTATCAAACTTACAAGTTTTGTTGCAAAAGAATGTCGTAATAAGGGAATTTTAATGCCCGATTTGGAGAAATTGTCATATGCCGATGGATATGAAGGCGCAATTGTATTGGACCCCAAAACCGGTATTTATTTAGATAATCCCGTCGCATGTTCCGACTTTTCGTCGTTGTATCCGTCTATTATGATAAGTAATAATTATTCACACGATTCTTTAACGTGGACAAAAGAATTTGATTTGGAAGGAAATCTACTTCGTGAAAGTGGTGTTAAAGATTCAACCGGCAAATATATATATGACAATGTTCCAGGGTATGAGTATATTAATACTACCTTTGATACATATTCCTATATTAAAAAAAATCCGACATCAAAACACGCAAAAAAGATTATTTCCGGAAAAATGACTTGTCGGTGGGCGCAATTCCCCGACGGAAAAAAGGGCGTATTGCCGACTATTTTGGAAGAAATATTGGCTGCGCGAAAACAGACGCGCCAACGTTTAAAAACCGAAAAAGATGAATTCATGGCGAATATTTTAAATCAACGGCAATTGGCGTTAAAAGTGACCGCCAATTCTATTTATGGGCAATGTGGGGCAAAAACATCCACTTTTTACGAAAAAAGTATTGCCGCCTCAACCACGGCAACGGGAAGAATGATGATTATGTATGTGAAAAAAATGGTGGAAACCATATATGCCGACACGGATTGTCAAACAAAAGAATACGGAATGGTGCATACACGGTCAGAATATGTATACGGAGATACAGATTCGGTATTTTATACATTTAATTTGGAAGACCCCGTTACGAAACAGAAAATTGTGGGGAAAAAAGCGTTAAAAATAACGATTGAACTGGCGCAAGAATTTTCGAAAATGTGTACTATGTTTCTAATGTCTCCAATGGAATTATGTTATGAAAAAACACTGACGCCTTTCGGGTTGGTATCAAAAAAACGATACTTTGGAATGTTGTATGAATTTAAAACGGAATTGTCCGACTGTTATTTGAAGATTATGGGATTGCAAGTTAAGAAACGTGATTCGTGTGATTATTTTAAAGATACATACGGTGGAATTCTTAATATATTTATCGGAAACGGTCAAACGGAAGAATATATTATTCGTGAAGCCGTGAAAAAACTTCAATTTGCATTGCAACAATTGGTCGATGGAGAAGTTCCTATTGATAAATTAACCATTACAAAATCTCTCCGTTCGGATTACGCAAATCCAAAAACCATTGGACATAAAGTATTGGCGGATCGGGTGGGCGAACGCGACCCTGGAAATCGTCCAAAACCCGGTGACCGAATAAGTTATGCGTTTATTGAAACGGCAAATCCGAAGGCACTTGTGGGAGACCGGATTGAAACACCGGAATTCATAGCGTTAAATGAAAAAAAGATACGTATTGATTATGCCTATTATATTACAAATCAACTGATGAATCCATTATTACAATTGTTTGGACTTATTCTTGAAAAATTATGGGAATACAATGCGAAAACGGGATTATTGAAAACATTTCGCAAAAAGATGTCGGATGCATATAAAGCATGTGACGGGGATTTGGAGATTTATAATAAAATAAGAGAAAAAGAAACATCGACGCATATTAAACAAATGTTATTTGACCCCTTTTTAGTTAAAATTAACAATAAACGACTGCGATTACAAACAATTACGTCCATGTTTAGTTAGACCGACGTGAAATTTTCGTATTTCGTCTTTTACGGATATTATTATTTTAGTAGTGGACAACATTCTTTTTCCAATCGTTTAATTTCATTGTATTGTTCAATTGTTTTTATAGAAAGTTCAAATCCATGTATTGTATAAATTGGATTGTTATTACACTTGATTTTTTTTATTTGAGGAAGATTATCAAGAGAAGTAATCTGATTATTTTCACATTGTAGTTCTTGTAAATTGAAAGGAAGATTGTCCAGAGAAGTCAGTTGATTATTTCCACAATATAATTTTTGTAAAGTTATAGGAAGATTGTCCAGAGAAGTGAGTTGATTAAATGAACACCATAATTTTTGTAAATTGGGAGGAAGAATGTCCAGAGAAGTCAGTTGATTATTCCAACACCATAATTTTTGTAAAGTGGGAGGAAGATTATCCAGCGAAGTTAGTTGATTAAATGAACACAATAATTCTTGTAAATTGAAAGGAATATTGTCCAGAGAAGTCAGTTGATTATTGTCACAATGTAATGTTCGTAAAGTTATAGGAAGATTGTCCAGAGAAGTCAATTGATTATTTCCACAATATAATTCTCGTAAAGTGGAAGGAAGGTGATCAAGAGAAGTGAGTTGAGTCTCTGCGCAACCTAAATCTTGTAAATTGGAGGGAAGATTATCCAGAGAAGTAAGTGGATTAGATGAGCAATGTAATTCTTGTAAATCGGGAGGAAGATTGGTTAGAGAGGTCAATTGATTATTAGAACAATCTAATTGTTGTAAAGTGGGAGGAAGATTGGTTAGAGAAGTCAATTGATTGTTTTGACAATCTAATGTTTGTAGATTCGGAGGAAGATTGGTTAGAGAAGTCAATTGATTGTTTTGACAATCTAATGTTTGTAGATTCGGAGGAAGATTTTCAAGAGAAGTCAATTGATTGTTTTGACAATCTAATGTTTGTAGATTCGGAGGAAGATTGGTTAGAGAAGTCAATTTATTGTTTTGACAATCTAATGTTTGTAAATTTGTGTACAAAGATAAATCTGGTAAAACGGTCAGATTTTGATAAGATAAATCCAATTTGGTTACGGTAGAATCCGTCATTTTATTTGTTTGTTAAATAAATAAAAAACAAATATCAATTTTACCTTGGTGTTGGTTATTAAAAATTGATTTAAATAATATAATAATATTAAAGAAATGGATTTAACCAAATTATCAAAAACAAAACTTTTAGTAAAGTGTGAAGAACTTGGAATTACAAAGTGTAAATCAAAAAATAAATCAGAATTAATTATTTTGATTAATAAAAATAATCCTGAAAGTAAAATTATTCATAAAGAAAATATACTAATACTAAATAATATTTCACCATTACGATATCCTGGTGGAAAAACTCGCGCGTGTAAAATAATAGACAATGTAATTACAGAGCATTTTGACGTAACACAATTTGATACATTATGTTCGCCATTCTTTGGTGGAGGTTCATTTGAATTCTATTTTCAAAATAAATATAATCACAAATTAATAGTAAATGATAAATTCATACCTTTATATAATTTTTGGAAACAAATAAAAACAAATAAAGATATATTATGTGATAAATTAAATAATATAACATCTGTTTCAAAAGAACAATTTACAAATTATAGAAATACAATAATTGAATTAAATGATAATATGCTACAACAATCATTACAATATTTTATTATAAATAGATGTTCTTTTAGTGGAGCAACATTATCTGGTGGGTTTTCGGAAGAGGCAAGTTTAAAGCGTTATACACCTTCATCTATAAACAAAATCAAAATGTTAGACTTTTCAAATATAGATGTATATAATTATGATTTTGAATATTTTATTAATAATTTTACAAATGAAAAAACAATAATATTTTTAGACCCACCATATTATTTAGAAAAACAATCAAAACTTTATGGTAATAATGGCGATATGCACGAAAATTTTAATCATCTAATGTTATTTAATTTAATAAAAACAAAAAAAAATTGGATTATAACATATAATAATTGCGAATATATAAAAAATTTATACAAGGATTATATAATAATAGACGTAAATTGGAGTTACGGAATGAATAAAACAAAGTCTTCATCAGAAATTATTATATTATCAAAATTAATCACTATATAATAAATTTATAGGTAATTTTGAATTATTATCTAAACTATAATTGCTTTTAACTAAATTTTTTATATTTTTTGGTTTACAAGAAATTGTTACCGATAATTTACAAAACCCCTTTGTATTTTTTGTTGTATGTATTTTAGTTCTTATTCTTAATTGTTGCTCACATACAAATTCAGGAATATCAAAATTACATATATCATTTCCTAAATGATATAGTCCTTTGTCAGAAATTTGTATATAAAAACAACCTTTTTCGCTATATAATTTTTTAATTGTATCATTTGGACATTCTAAATATGTATCGTTATAATCAGTTGTATCTTTTTTAACTTGTGACCATTCTTCATGTGTTATATCTTTTAGCGTAAATGGTGGTATTTTTCCATTAAATAAGATAGAATTTGATATTAATTCTTCAAATATATTTTTAGATTTGTCTGGTATTTTATTTTTATAACTTCCTATCCATTTTTCACTTTCAAAATTATATTTTATTGAACATTGCATCCAATCGGGAGTTTTTGATTTTTTTATTTCAATTGGAATAATAACATTATCCATAATACATTCAATATCATTTTTTGAATTACACCCACCAAGTTCATCTTCTTTTTGTGTGTTAAAATCGTTGTTATTTAATTTACATTTTTTTACAATATTATAAACTTCTAATTCATATTTTTTCCCGCTAACCGAACAACAAGCCCCTTTTATCAGTTTATCTATATTGTATTATGATATATAAAAAGCATTCAATTTTATATAATTTTCTATAGAACTATTTTATTAAACGATTGGAATTTGTTGAGATGTATACATACTCCCTAAAGGATTTATCGAATGTGAATTGTATATAGCATCAGAAGGAAGAACATTGGTGGTTTGTTGCGGTGAATGTAGTTGTCCGGTTATCGTAGATGCCGAATTAAGTGCTCCCATAGATGATGTCGGAAGTGACAATTGATTCGGAATAAAATCTGAAAATGCCAATCCACCTCTTTGTCTTTGCTTTTGTTGTCTTTGTCGTTGTCTTTGTCGTTTTTTATTTGTTTTATTTTTCTTGGTACGTTTTCCACCAGATGTCATATTTGGTAATAAACGCGTGCTAATAACAGTCGATGGGTCTAACGGGTCATGTGTATTTCCTATATTTGTATTGTATGGATAGTAGGCAGTAGTAGGAACTGACCCGTCATTTGTCCAACTTGGCACATCTACATATCCACCCTTCATTTGAATTTTTGGTCTTTCTAAAAACGGATTACTATTGTTACATAAATTTACTCCTCCTCTTGTCCTTGTTTTTCTACCTCTTGTCCTTGTTTTTCTACCTCTTGCCTTTGTTTTCTTTGTTTGTGTTTTTGACATTATAATATATAGAGCTAAAAAAATATATAACTATTATGTTTTGTCTTAACGCATATAATAATCCATATACAGATAAAGGAACTTCACACTCGTATTTGGAACTGTATAATCGTTGGTTTCATCAACGACAGTATTCCGCGCAACATATCATGGAAATTGGTGTAAATTTTGGAGGAAGTATCAAATTGTGGCATGATTATTTTCCGAATTCGACTATTTACGGAGTAGATATTGAATTCAATCATGTATGGGACGAAATTCAAAATAAATCTCGTATTCAGTTATATCAGTCGGACGCATATTCCTCCGAATTTGCGAAATATATTTGTGAAAAAGTGAAATCGTTTGATATTATTATTGACGATGGTCCTCATACACTTGAAACCATGAAACGCGCGATTGAATTATACGTGCCTTATTTATCGAAAAATGGTATTTTTATTATTGAAGATATTCCGTCATGGGAGTGGATGGAAGAATTACGACAAATGGTTCCCGATGAATTGCGAAAATATATAGGCATGTATGATTTACGACCATTGAAAGGACGTTTTGACGATATTGTATTTGTGGTAAATCTGGGACCTGACATTACATAAATCCCATTCGTTTTGCATAATTATATAAACTTCTTGGAATCATTGTTAAAGGGATTACATATGCATAATAAATCGGGTTGTGATAACACTCAAATACAATCAATGAATTCGGTAAAAAGGGAAACGATATGATTTGATTGTTGTTGCAAAATAGTGTCTGTAATTTCGGCGGTAAATTTGGTATTGCAACAAGCTTATTGTAGGCACAATCCAATGTATATAATTCGGTAGCCAATAGATATGGCAGAATAGTCAGCATATTGTGTGAGCAATACAACGATTTGATATTTTCAGGGAGGTCGGGAAGTGTAACCAGTTTATTGCCCGAACATTCCAAATAATGCAAACATGTTACATGTTGTAAAGGAGGCAATGTAACAATATAATTTGTCCCACATCGTATTATTTGCATACTTTTTGGTATTTCCGGAAGTTCGGTAAATTGATTGCTACAACAAATAAAACGCGTTAATTTGGAAGGAAGTTCCGATATATGAGTCAGTTGATTGCCCGAACAAGACAGTTCCACTAATAGTGGAGGTAAATTTTGTAATGTATGTAGTTCGCAATTATCACAATTTAATTTTCTTAACACTTTCGGAAAATGCGAAAGAGTTATAAGTCTATTTCCATTGCAATATAATTCTTGCAATGAATTTGGAAGATTTTCCATAGATGTTAATTTGTTATGCGAACAATTTAATTCTACCAATGTATTTGGTAATTTTGGAAAAAACCTTATATTATTATACGAACAGTTGAATATTTTTAATGTGGGAGGAAGTTCCGGAAGTAATGATATTCCATTGTTGTGGCAGTAGAATTCTTCCAGTGACACCGGCAAATAATGTAACTGTAGTCCAATCCAATTACACCCATTAATGCGCAATACACGTATATTTGTATAACTACGAAATGATGTATCATTATGTATCGCATCTTTGAACCACTCCGGTGTAACGGTTAATTCAATAATGGATGAATTATGAATAGATTCTTTATTAAAAATCGTTATATTGTCTTGATTATGCATTGCATCTTGTTCGATTGCATTTTGTTCTTGTTCGATTGCATTTTGTTCTTGTTCGATTGCATCTTGTTCTTGTTCGATTGCATCTTGTTGCATATTAACATTTATGTAATATTCTTTTTAACTATTTTGCGCCAATTTGCGTTTGTAATTATAAAGAAAAATGCATAAATGTTGTATTAAATGATACCTAATACAAATAAGATGACTTTAGATAAAATTCATATGATAAATTCAGATTCATTTCCCGATATGAAGAATTTGCAAGCTTATTTACCCGTATATCAAGTATTACCTGTGATTGTTCCTACAAATCAGATTGTGAATGAAACACATATTATTGATAAACATGGTATCATTTCTGAACGAGATATTTTCATAAAATACTCTCCTTTGTTAGATCCATCCAGTTATCTTTTGGGTAAATACGATGATTTTGGATATGATGCGATACGGGCACTTCCATGTGAATCTAACGACCAAATACCATTTAAAAAATTATACAATATACATAATTCATCCTATGTTGATAGTCTTTTTTCGTGTATTAGCAGTCAGCTACGTTATACTCACGGATTTGCTCATGCCACCGAATATTACGGTTCATTTTTAGGAATAAAAAAGAATTTTCGTTTAAATATTGCCGATGATTTGGAGCATTTGCAAAGTTTTCCTATTTTTTCAGAGAGAGCCGGCAAAACATTTTCGGCGGAAAATATGGAATGTTTATTATCCACAAATCCGAAATTAAGAATTTCAGAATCGAATGCCGATTATTTAAATGATATAATTTCATTGGATAAAGAAGAACCAGATGTAGGGGGGTCCGAATCCGAATTAAAAGAATCCGAATCCGAAATAAAAGAAATATCATTAACGGAAACACATATATCTACTGACGATATAATACATATTCAACGTAATCATAAATATAAAAATGAAACGAATTATTGTGAGTCCGTAACTTCAAATAGTTCAATAAATTATACAGACGATGAAGATGAAGATGAAGAAGACAACGATGACAAAAATACTAATAGAGAGGACGAAAATGTAAATACTAATAGAGAGGACGAAAGCGACCAAGATATCGACCAAGAAGAAGAAGAAGAAGACAATTGGGAGGACGAAGATGATGAAGATGATGAAGAAGAAAACGACGATATTCCTATTTATATTCATATTTATGATTTTCCCACACAAATGATATGTCTCGAAAAATGCGAAGATACTCTGGATAGTCTTTTGTTATATGATACATTAAATGAACAAGAATGCGCCAGTTGTTTATTTCAAATTATTATGACATTGATTATGTATCAAAAACATTTTAAATTTACACATAACGACCTTCATACAAATAATATTGTATATAAATCTACCGATGCTACACATTTTGTGTATTATTATGATGGAAATACATATAAAGTTCCTACCCATGGACGTATATATAAAATAATTGATTTTGGAAGAAGTATATATACAATTTCTAACGCCGACACCAAAAATCCCCTATTTATGTGTAGTGATAGTTTTGCCGAATTGGGAGACGGACATTCGCAATATAATTTTATCGCGCCTTATGGCGAAAATAATTATTATGACAACAGAAAACCAATAGTTGAACCAAATTATAGTTTTGATTTATGTAGATTGGGTTGTTCAATGTATGATTTTTTCATGGATATTGACGATTTATCTTCTTTAAAAAAAAAGACACCTCTACAAAACTTAATTCATCAGTGGTGTTTGGATGATTGTGGCAAGCATTTATTATACATGAAATCCGGAAAAGATAGATATCCACACTTTAAATTATATAAAATGATTGCCCGAACCGCGCATAATCATCTACCACAATCACAATTAAACCATCCATTATTTCAATCGTTTTTAATAAAAACGAAAAAAAATAAAAAAGAGAAAGAAATAAAACCTTCCAAAAAGGAAACATTTATTTGTATGCACATATAATACTTATACCGGAGTATATATCATCGGTTGTGACCGGTCTAACCAAATTTCCATCGTTCCCAACTGGGTTTTTCCCGAAAATAAATGTTTTTCACATTCCTTAAACAATATCGATGTGTTAATTAAATATTTCATCGCCTCATATGCATCAGATACATTGTATATATTATCTCCCAAGGTTGAAAACTGTTTTCGTAATAATTCTTTTGTTCCAAAAGAATGTGAATAGACAAGTTCATTTAAAACTTGTCCAAACTCCGACTGTTTTGAAAATTGTATTATTTGTTGAATAGTGCTTAATAATCGCAAATCATGTGACGCATTTCGTTTGTTCGACGAAATATAATAAAAACTTCCGGGCGTGTCTTCATCATGTAATATATTGTATCCACAATCACTTCCATTATCTTTAGTTTGACATGCAGGTGTATCCATGACGGAATTCAATATACGGCTTGATGAAGTCGGAGGGGGTCCTTTTTTATCATAAAAAAAGGACCGACCGTAATCTATTATTTTCGCAATTTCAAATGTCTTGAAATCGGTAGTTGTTCCATCATCGTTATAATATTTCATTACTATATATTTATCTCCGGCAACCGTTGGATTATACAAGATGACATTCTCGGCATGGAGGTCGTAATGGGTATATTCATTCATCAATGTTGAGAGAGGCGCATATACTTGAAATAAATGTTGAATTAATGTGCCGTAACAATAATATCTATCCGCGTGTTCTATTCTTGCTCTAATTGTAGAAGCCCGTTTAATATGTTGAATTAATATACACATTGCCGTTGGGGCTAAACACGATGTTTCTATACTTGGAACTGGCGACTGCATTAAATCTTGATATGTTTCAGAATTAATATTTTTTTCGAAAAATTCTAATTTGTTATGCAATGGTCGATTTTTTTGTAAATCGATGGTTTGTAAATGTGTATGGTGTCCACATATTTTATATGTCTCTATAAAACAAGGGAAAAATAGGACCTGTTTATTAATGTATTTACCGACCAAACCTTCATAAAATAAATTGTCTGAATCCGCTTCTGAACTGGATTTAAGAACGGTGTGTGTTTCATATCCGTTTTTATTATACACCAATTCATTTACAAATCCATTTACTGAAGGAGCTCCTAAACGTTTTATTTTTGTTACATCCACATATTTAAAATCGAAATTGTCGTAAAATGCGCGAATCGTATCGGTTTCTTTTCCAAATCCAATGCAATAATCACTATCGGGGCATATTGAACGTATATTTGATTCGGTGGGAGAGGTTCGTTTAAAATTGGGAGAAGATTTAACAGGAGAAGAAGATGTATGTTTAAAAAGAGGAGAGGTTCGTTTTATGGGAATGGGAGAGGTTCGTTTTATGGGAATGGGAGAGGTTCGTTTAAAAAGGGGAGAGGTTCGTTTTATGGGAATGGGAGAGGTTCGTTTTATGGGAATGGGAGAGGTTCGTTTAAAAAGGGGAGAAGAACGTATTTTTCTGGTTATGCTATTTTTACTATTATTCTCCGTAAAAATACTTGGATTCGTTGATAACCAAAACCAATTTATTTTTGTTGGATTCTCTTCCAATAAAGAAATGGCGTTTGGATTTGCTGATAAAATGTCCCAATTTATTTTTTCTGGATGCTTTTCCAATAAAGAAATGGCGTTCGAATTTCGTAATAAACTGTCCCAGTTTATTTTTTCTGGATTCTCTTCCAATAAATGTATTGCATTTGGATTTTCTGATAAATTTGTCCAATATATTTTTTCTGGATGCTTTTCCAATAAAGGAATGGCGTTTGGATTTGCTGATAACAAAAACCAGATTATCTCTCCTTGATTCTCTTCCAATAAAGAAATGGCATTTGGATTTAACGATAACGCATGCCAGTCTATTTTTGTTGGATTCTTTTCCAATAAAGAAATGGCGTTTGGATTTTCTGATAATATGTCCCAGTCTATTTTGTCTTTATTCTTTTCCAATAAAGACATGGCATTTGGATTTGTTGATAATTGTTCCCAGTCTATTTTGTCTTTATTCGCTTCCAATAAAGGAATTGCATTTGGATTTCCTGATAATCTGTCCCAGTCTATTTTATCTGTATTCTCTTTCAATAAATGTATTGCATTTGGATTTGATGATAATCTGCTCCAGTCTATTTTTTCTTGATTTAATTCCAATATAGATATCGCATTTGGATTTGCTGATAATTCTTTCCAATTTAGTTTTCTCTCATCGATCCAAGGTAGCAAATGCATTGAGCCTCCTTTCAATATAGGTTGTCTACGTCTTCTTGTAGTTGTTTTTGTAGTTGTTTTTTGTCTTCTTGTATGTCTTCTGGTATTTGTGTTTTGTCTTTTTATTAAACGCATAATCTTCTATATATATTACACACACATTATACTAAACATTTGTCTTATTCTATTTGAGGACATTTTTTCTTTTATCTACAAAAATGTTCTACGTTGTGTGGGATTTTGAATCAACGCAATATATAAGTATTACTCGAAACATTTGTCCAAGTATTCATTGTAAATCGAAATAAATATCTCTATATGATTCAACCGTTTCATCCGAAATTCGTTTGGTATTAAATATTTCGTTAAATGTGTTACGGCGATGTTTTGAATTTAACATACAAATAATAAAATATAAACTATACATTCCACATTCGGAACCTCCTCTCTGATGCCGAATTGAATTTGTCATGTATTTCATTTTATTAGGATGTTTTTCTAATAATTGTTCTTTTTGTTCTTGTTGTGGTGGTTTTTGTTTTTGTTCTTGTATATTCGCATCATTCGCCTCTTTTAAAATTCGCTCTTTAAATATACGAATTTCATCCGGCATATGTCCATCTTCTTTGCACGAACCCGCACTATCAAAAAAATAAATAGTTGGTTCAAATATATCAATAAACATAGATACCCAATGCGACCCCTTTTGGTCATGTCGGTCTAAATTAAAAATAATACCAACGGAAGTGTTCCCTCGCTCTTTCATTTTTTGCAATGAAAATTGACACAATTCTTGTTCTACACACGACCCTCCAAAATTTGCCGGTTTCGCGTCAAAATCAATGGAGGTTGGACCGATAAAACAAAATGTGGGCGTTTTTTCTTCAAATTGTTTTAATACATTTAATATGTCAATGTTCGATAACCATGCCTTATGATTACGTTTCCATTCGGGAGGCTGTTTTGGTTTAAAAATATACTTTTTTATAGATTGTTTTAAAGATACCGGAAGTTCATTCATCCAACAATCGGGAGATGTTTGCAATCGTTGCTTTAACTGTTTCCATAAATCATTTGGAGGAATTCGACATAATATTGGTTCGGTCGGATGTTTTTGATTATACGCACCACATATTTTTTGTAAAACATCTTTTGTATAGCATGATGATTGTATTGTTTTTCCTTCTACCGCCGGACTACATTTAGATGTTTTTTGGATGTGTCTCTTTATCTGTTTTTGTTTTATCTGTTTTATCTGTTTTTGTTTTATCTGTGTGCTTTTACGCGTATATCGTTGCATTACTATATACGCATATTTTATCTATTGACTTGGTCGAAAAGAATATCAACAAAATCATCGTTTGAATTTTGAAGATGTTCCATACATTTACGTGCAAATGATTCAAATTCATCACATAAAGATGCACTATATATACTACGTCCTCCGTCAGTGTCTGGATTTAACATAACGGTAGTTATGCTAATAATTTTATCACGTATGCCGGTTATTTTATCTAAATATCTACGTCTTTCTTGAAAACGACTTGGATTTGAATTTGCCAAATATTTGTTGTATTGACGGCGATTCATCATAAGTTCCATGGATAAATCTATTAAGGCATTTGTTTCTTTTTCTGGGGTTTCTTTTTCTTCTGGGATTTCTTTTTCTTGGGTTTCTTTTTCTTCTTCTGGAATTTCTTCTTTTGTTTCGTCTATGCATTGTTCTGATTTTTCCATTCTTTTAATTTGATAAAGATTTTAATTTGATAAAGATTTTAATTTGATAAAGATTTTAATTTGATAAAGATTTTAATTTGTCAAAAAAATTTATTTATCTGGTAGTATATAAGAATGTCTGTTCATACACAAACCGCTACCAATGTATTTGGAGGACCATATAACGGATTTAGTACAATTCAAACCACGAAATCATATCGAGATACAGAAATTGTCGATATACGTAAAATTTTAAAGTATTCATGGAACGGTCAATATGCAACTGGTTCTGTTACAGGAAGTAATGGAAAAGTATATAGTCGAATAACAACTCCGTTTCGCGCAGTAAATAATTCCGGAGATTTTTTAGGTCGTCAAAATTATAGTTGTGGAGGACCCAACCCAATTAATTTAGTGCGTCCAGAAGGTTCAGACAAAGTTGGGTCGATTCCAAACATGTGCGACGGCACTGGAATTCCGCCAAGTTCATGTAATGTACGATATGTAGCCGATTCTTCCGACTATACGACGTTTAGAAAACAAAGGGCTATCAATAAACAGTTCAATGATATTTCAGCAGTTGGCGATAAGAGCAACGGAAGTTTTGTCGCACGAATGGCGGTTCAGAGAGGATTCTAAGAGCGTTATGAATCTACGATAAATATAATTTATTATATAAATTATGTTTTTAATAAAACAACCCATAAAACAAGTTTTCATTACGTCTCCTCCTCCTCCTCTTGAAATATCTCCGGAAATAAAAAAAATAATTCGAGATTCCACACAAGAATATTGTGAGCGTCAAATGAAAAAATACCAAGAGGATTCAAAGATTAAAATACCCGTATAATACAATAAAATATGTCTGCCGTTCCAGATAATCAACCTTTTATTATTCAAAATATCAACAATGGTATTCTTTCTTCCGTAAAAGCTATGCCTCAACGTGATATGTACAATGACGGTTCAACTTTTGCACAAAGTCGCGAAGAATATACACGAACCTCTTCTTCTGTCGTCAATAAAAAATGGTTCGGAAACCGCGATTCATCTACGGTAATAGAACGTCGTAGATACAATGCAATTGGAAAAGGCTCTCTAAATTTACAAGGTGTCCCCACCAAATTTGCGCAACATAATGATATTAATACGACGCGAGATGCTCTTATTCGTGTTCGTAATTCTGGATATGTTACTACACCAAAAGTTCGGGCAAATCCAAACAATAATTTAACGCCCAGTTGGCAAAGTGGTCCTTTAATTCGTACACAAAACCACGCACCCGTAGCTCTTCTTGGATTGCCGACCGATTCTCAATATACCACATTTCGTTCCAAAGGAGGCGCGTATTCGTCTGTTCCTGGACAAAATCCAGTTATATCGTTTGCGCCAGTATTGACGGATACGGCATATTACAATCGGGTCAGACATCGAACCATTCCAACGGGAACAGTTATTCCGCCACAATATCATTAATACCTTGGCAGACCGTGTTTTCCAAGGGAGACGAAGAGAAGAATTATTTCAATAGAGGACGACATTCGTTTGATTTTATTGTATCGTTTTATCGTCTTCAAATCCTTACATGTTATAAAATTAAAATCATGATTATAATTTTATTTTGTTTATAGAGCTGTATATGTCATTGGACGGGAACGGTCTAACCAAATTTCCATCGTTCCCAATTGTATTTTTCCTCCATATATGTGTGTTTCACATTCCCGAAAATACATAGATGTATCTATCAACCGTTTTATTGCCAAATATGCATCCATTACATTATTTATTTTATCTCCAAATGTGTCAAACTGTTTTTCATGTATTATTTCCTTTGTTCCATAATTACCATCATATACAGTATTATTACATATCTTACCAATATCTGTATATATCGGGAAAGTAATAACAAAAGCTACAGTACTTAACAATCGTAAATCGTGCGACACATTTCGTTTATTTGAAGATATATAATGAAAACTTCCCGGATATTCTTCACCGTGTAAAATACTATATCCACATTCAGTTCCTAAACTGTACATCTGACACGCCCGTTCCGTTATTACTTTATCTAATATTTTGCTTGATGTGATTTTTGGAGTTTCCGTTTTATCATTGAAAAAGGACCGACCGTAATCTATTATTTTCGCAATTTCAAATGTCTTGAATTCGGTGATAGTTCCATCCGTATTATGATATTTCATTACCATATATTTATCTCCTGCAACCGTTGGATTATACAACAAAACATTCTCGGCGTGAAGGTCGTAATGGGTATATTCATGCATTAATGTTGAGAGAGGCGCGTATACTTGAAATAAATGTTGAATTAATGTGCCGTAACAATAATATCTATCGGAACTATTCGTTAAGAACGTATCAAATGAAACTGCTCGTTTAATGTGTTGATTTAATATACACATTCGCCTCGAACTAGTACATGATACTTTTATGTTTGGTTCATTTATTTTCATTAGAGATTCATACGTTTCGGAATCAATATTTTTATCGAATAGTTCCAGTCGAGAACGTAATGGCACATCTGTTTTTAAATAGTCCATTTGGTCGTATCGGTTATGCATACACACTTTGTATGTATCAATAAAACATGGAAAAAATAGAGCCTGTTTATTAATGTATTTACCGACCAATCCTTCATAAAATAAATTGTCCGATGTCACTTTTGTGCTTGATTTAAGAACAGTATGTGTTTCGTATCCGTTTTTATTATACACAAATTCATTTACAAATCCATTTTTTGAGGGAGCGCCTAAACGTTTTATTTTTGTTACATCTACATATTTAAAATCGAAATTGTCATAAAATGCGCGGATGCGTTCAAGTTCTTTCCCAAATCCAATGCAATAATCACTATCCGGACATATTGAACGCAAACGAGTTTCTTCAGATGTATCTTTTTGTTGTTGTTGTTGTTGTTGTTGTTGGCGGGGTTGTTGTGGTTGTTGTGGTTGTTGTCGGTGGTTTTCTTTTTGTTGTTGTTGTTGTTGTTGTTGTTCTTTTTCTACAGAGGTAGCTTTTTGAGCTGGATGAAAAGTTTGACCCTCGAACGGGAATTCGAACACGGGTGTGACATGGATTGGATAAACCGGATTCACTTGTTCCGTTTTGTCACAGTTACCAGTTTTTTTATTTTTTCGAGTTCCATTTGGACATCGTTTTATTTTTTGTTTTTCTTGTGGTTGTGGTTGCGGTTTTTCTTGTTGTTGTGGTTGCGGTTTTTCTTGTTGTTGTTGTTTTTTTTGCGGTTTTTCTTGTGGTTGTTTTTCTTGTGGTTGTTTTTCTTGTGGTTTGGGTTGTTCCTTTTTATCACACTCACCTGTTTTTTTATTTCTATGACTTCCATTTGGACAACGTACCATATTATATATATATGTTTGGAAATTATATTTTCAAGATTTCTAAGTGAAATTAGGCGTTTCTTCTTTTATTTGTCTTTGTCTTGTTCTTTTTTATTCGTTTATTTGTTTTAGTTTTATAATTTTGTTTTTTACGTCCTGCCGAATATGGTTTTGTATTAATACGTTCTCCAACTCCTTCTGTCATTAATGGCACATTTACTCGATTGCCATTTTCATCCAAATAATAATCATAACCTTCTTCTGAAACAGGACTTACATGTGTTACTAAAGGAATTTCTTCTGCTTCAGCTACTGCTTCTGCATGTTTTTTTGCGCGAGTTTTCTTTATTTTTATACCTGTATCCTGTAATGGACGTTTTTTATTCGGTCCTCTATCTTCATAAAACATAATTGGTTCTTCTTCTTCCGAGGAGGAGGATAATGGAGAGGCGTTCGCAAAATTTCCCGAAATTGCCAAATAATCATTTACCTTTTTTAAAAAGGTTTTTTTGTCTTTCTTTGTTCTTTGCATTTTAAACAACTGCTGAACATTTTGTTCATATTGACTCCCAGTCAATGTTAATTTTGATACGTTTTCCGGAAATCGGTCGATCCACACATTCAATCCAATAATCTCCAATTCGTTTAATCCATCAGGAAGATTTTTAATGTTTTTTATATGCGTTATAATATTATTATGTTGCCGAATATTTGCGCGATTATCATCCGATTTTGTTATGGATAGTATTTTAAGTGAATCCGGAAATTGGTCTAATGTAGGAATTGTTATCCCCTCTAAATGTAACGTATCAATATTGCTATCTTTAATATCCAATTTACTCAGTTTAGGACATCGAACTATTTCTAAAAAAGTAACACTTTTTGGAATAGTGTTGGCGTGTATATATGTAAGATTTGAACAGTTGTAAATATTTATTAGAATGAGTTTTTCGGGTAATAGGGGGAGAGATGAAATAGAACACCCGTTCATCGTTAAAATAGATAAGTCGGAATAGGTATCTTTAAAATGCGAATAAAGGATTTCTTCATTTTCTCGCGTAATTACCAAATCACTTGTTTCCGTTGTTGAGGATGAGTTTTTTTCTGATGACGATGAACTCGACGACGATGCACTTCTTTTTGTCGACGACGACGAGTTTTGCGGATGCTGTTCCATAAAAAATGGTCTATTGTTTTGCATATATATATATTATATCATACATATAATACATGTCCAATCAATCGTCTATTTATTACAATATGACCGATATTTGTCTACAGCGCGCTCGGCGACAACTGCTTATTCCTCCTCCTGTCCGATTTAACCCAGTTAGTCCATATCCACAATACACACAATTTCAATTGGATATGCGTCGTAAAACCGAAATTCTTAAATATAAAGCCAATGCGACCAATACAAAAACAAATAATTTCACAAAAGCCGAATTATATGCACAACTCGTCTCCGGAAACAACCGAATATCTCAACAAACTCTGGTCGATATTTCAAATGGTATTGTGCAATGTGTTGCCGATGAACTCCTCGCCACACCGACTTCGTCATGTGATGTGCCCGGACCCGTTATTTTATTGAATTACGACCCAACGATACCTCTCTATAATTATGCATTTAATGTTCGCAATTACGGAATTATTAATCCGAATGATACTTTGCCATGGTCGACATATACAACAAATGACATTCTTATAAACCTATTAACCGAATATTTTACATTGTATATTCAAAATAATATAACAAATAATACATATTATTTTCAATTCACTTCTCCCGTCGGTATTTCATTACAGGGAGGAGCGATTGTTAAAAACTATAATATTACGAATCAACCACCAAACGGAAATCAAATTGTCGTATCTATTTCAAATATATATGTATATGTGTACTACGATTCCACTCTTATCAGTAGTAATGACCCGAACGCAAATCCATCACAAACCATTGCGCCCATTGTTCAATCCGACTTTTTGCCTTTGGTATTAAATGTGCAAAATCAGTCAGCGAATTTTTCGGCGACATTTTTCAGTGGAACGCTCTTGGTCGGAAATTTGTTTTTATTTACCCAACCGGGATTTATCTATGACATTAAAGTTCAAGTCGGATTAACTATTACTACAAATTTAGCTCCCAATTATTCATATACAAATATAGTTTCGGGAATGGTCGGTAATTTTACTACGATAAATTCATCCAATTGTATTATAACAAGCAGTCCATCTACGGATATAAATAACGGGTTTCTATTTTCGGGTGTTTCTGGATAAAGAAGTATTTGTTTCTGGGTTTCTGGATAAAGAAGTATTTGTTTCTGGATAAAAAGTCTTTTGTTATATTCCGAGAGCCGGTATATGATATTCGCCCTCTGCATCAATAATACATTTCGCAATAATACGAGGATTTTCCATATTATTTACAATATCTTCGGTTCGATATACATTATTAAATTCATCTATATAATAACAAATACCGCGAATTTCTCGCGCATATGTTAGCAGTCGATGACATTCCGTTTCACCCTTTTCTCCCAATAAAGATTCATTGGATAACACCGGGTCCACGCTTCCATAGGATAAGTTTTTCATATGTGTTCCGCAAAAATTCGTTTCTTTTACTTTTCGGTGCGTGCATTGTGAACCGTCCGAACGTTTTCCGCAACACCGATTGACTAATGGAACCGTGTTTTTACTTCGTTCGCGTTTTAAAGGAGCAAACTCGGACGGGTCGAATACTTGTTTTTCATATTCAAACAGAAATTCCAAGAATTCGTTTGGCGAGGTTAAACCGTTTGGAGAGGTTAAACCGTTTGGAGAGGCTATCGTTTCCATATATTTATTTTTTAAACTTTCTTTCATTTTTATCAAGTAATCATCCGACTTTTGATTGATTTGGTCCAGATTTATTTTGAAAGAAGACATGTGTGTTTAATATAAAATAGAGGATTTTTACATTCAATTTTCTTGAATCCCTATGTTTATTTGTCGTAGACCGTGTCTCCCCAAAGGTCCCTTTGGGGAGACGCATAATGACGAAAATATACTCGACATATGAAGATATTGGACCTATACTGGTGTATATGGTATTTGGCGAATATTCATATACATTTTCATATCATTATCTATCTGTTTATTCATTTTTATGTTTCCATCATACAAATTAAACATAATTTCATATTTTAATTTATTAAATAATAATATTCGTCTCTCTTCATGAAACTTATTTTTAAAGCCTCGTTGGGTCTCTTTTACCATCCAGTTCCATGCTTCGACATCTATATCAGGTTTGTGTTCTTGAAAAAAACGATTAGATAATCTATTAGTTATATCTTCTTTCATTATAAAATACAATACTATATTATTTATATCTTCTTTCATTATAAAATACAATACTATATTATTTATATTAGTCCATTTTTATGACTGGATATCGCATAATTTGTTTTGTCATCATATATCTCTCCGTTTGCATGACTCGTCTACGAATATTGCATGCCAAACACGCAATCTCAATATTGTCCGTCCAATGTCCGTATTTATTGTCGATTCGTTCCAGTGTCCATTGTTTCGGGTCTCTTCGAATTTCATATAATAATAATACGGGCTCTTTACAGTAATAACAAATCAGATTTGAACCAATGAGTTTTTCAACTGTTTTATCAAAAGAAATAAATTGAATTTCCGACCACACATGTTTTTCTATATCTTGTGCTCTATATCCATATAATTTTTGTTGAATCTGATTACGAAGTAATTCGACGATTGCCAAAGGCGCTGACCCTTGTATAGTTGGATTATTATGTAGTAACAACAATGCATCTTTCGCTTCATCTGCGGTCGAATGCACCCATTTTTCGGTATGCACCACATCTCGATTTATTAACACGGGCGAACTGAACTCTTTTTTTTGGTTTTGTTGTTGGTTGTTTTGCAGTTTATCTTTTTTTGCATTGGTTTCAGTAAATACAATATTTTTTATATTTACATCCATTGTCTATAAAGATAAAAGATAAAAAATAGATTTTATACACGTATAACAATATGAACGATATAATTGATTCTACCATTCATTACAACATATATAAAAAACTGACCTTTTTACGACATAACAATAAAATTCCCCATATTATTTTTTATGGTCCGTCCGGAAGTGGAAAAAAAACATTAATGCATCGATTTATAAATGATATTTATCACGATAAAAATCATATAAAAGACAATGTTTTATTTGTAAACTGTTGTCATGGAAAAGGCATCAAATTTATTCGAGAAGAACTCAAATTTTTCGCAAAAACCAATATTCAAAAGGGCGAGGAAGTCGCGTTCAAATCTATTATTTTGCTAAATGCCGATTTTCTTACCGTAGATGCACAGTCTGCATTGCGAAGATGCATTGAACTGTTTAGTCATAATACCCGATTTTTTATTATTGTGGAGAACAAAAATAAACTATTGAATCCAATATTATCGCGATTTTGTGAAATATGTGTGCCGTTACCGGAAATGGGAAATTTACATCAATATTACATGTCCATGCGTAGTTCATATTGCAATCTATTGTCGGGGTTTGAGAATCAAGTTTTAACGCCCGTCCAAATAACCGATATTGTTACAGAATGGTATGAAAAGGGATTCTCGTCTCTCGATATTATTCAATCATTAACAATCCAAAAAGAAACAATCCAAAAAGAAAACCACCCCCGAGACCAAATCCAAAAAGAGAGAGATGAATTAAAAAATGAAACTATTGTGTTTTATTATAAAATTAAATCTGAATTTAGATGTGAAAAAATGCTTATGTTTGCATTGTTGCATTTTTATATGTATGGCACAAGCCAAGATTTAATAAAAATTGGAGGAGTATAATAGCTAACATTTCTAAAACCATGATTTTCTATTTATTATATCAATAATTTTATCCATTTTTAATTCATTTTGTTCAAATTTTTGTTCAAATTTTCTTTCCGTCTGTTCAAATTTTTGTTCAAATCTTCTTTCCATTTGTTCAAATCTTTGTTCCATTTTATTTTCACTCTGTTCAAATCTTCTTTCCATTTTATTTTCACTCTGTTCAAATCTTCTTTCCATTTGTTCAAATCTTTTTTCCATTTTATTTTCGATTATATCCATCCTATTATTTATATAGATATTTAATCCAAAAACACCACCAACACATCCAGTAACAATACCAATTAATATTTCAGGTGAAGTAATAATTTTATAATGTAACTAAACAAAGATATAGGTTGTTTGATTTGCCAAATTGCTTTGTGAGTCGCTTTGTTTTCCAACCGGTTTATTCAGCATGAACCACTTATTTGTTCCATCATCTTGCAATCGTTTCCATATTTGGTCATTCATATAATTCCAGTGTTCGCCCGTTTCCGAAAGTAGCCGGTTTCCTTCTTCCAATGTTTGAATTAACGGGGCAAATACCGTATAATTCGCCAGATATGCCGATGCATCACTGCATTGACGAGCAATACTCAATTGTGAGTCCAATGGCACGCATTTTTTACATAAATAGTTACACATAAGCACCTGAAAATTTCGACTATAGGATTTCTCGAAAAATGTCGATAATTCTTTTTTAAATTGGTCAGAAGATACCGTAAATTGAAAATCGTCTTCAAAAATAAAAATGTTTTTGTATCCCCGTTCTTGGGCGATTTGGAGCACTCGTTTATGTGACATGGCGCATCCTATTTGTCCATATTCAAAAGCAGAAAATCTCTCAATTTTGTGTGAAGGAATTCCCATTCGAGACAGTTCGTATTGGATGGATATATTTCGGTCTGGACGCTTATCTAAATTTATGTAAAAAACTCGGTCAATATGTTCCATTGTTTTTATATATAGACGGTTTTACCTTTTTATATTTTAAACGCCACATATTTTTGTTGGAAGAAAATTGACTTATATTTGATGGCTATTTGTATTAAATATATGAATATTATTCCATTCGATAAATCATTTTCATCCCATGAAAAATCCAAGTTTTGGAGCGATAAAAATATAGTGCGTCCTCGCGATGTATTTAAACAATCAAATAAAAAATATTGGTTTGAATGTGACAAATGCACACATACATTTAGCTCACAATTAGCTAATATTTCGAGCAAAAATAATCAGTGGTGTCCCTATTGTGCAAATCAAAAATTATGTGAAAATAACGATTGTAATGTATGTTTTAACAATTCATTTTCATCCCATGAAAAATCCAAGTTTTGGAGTGATAAAAATAAAGTTCATCCTCGTCACATATTTAAATCAACTGATAAAAAATATTTATTTGAATGTGACAAATGCACACACTCTTTTAATTCACGATTAGCAGATATTTCGGGCAAAAATAATCAGTGGTGTCCCTATTGTGCAAATCGAAAATTATGCGAAAATAACGATTGTAATGTATGTTTTAACAATTCATTTTCATCCCATGAAAAATCCAAGTTTTGGAGCGATAAAAATATAGTGCGTCCTCGCGATGTATTTAAACAATCAAATAAAAATTTTTGGTTTGAATGTGACAAATGTGCACACGAATTTAGCTCATCATTGAATAGTATTTCTGGCAAAAATTCTTGGTGTCCCTATTGTGTTAATAAAACCGAGCAAAAATTATATGAATACCTCGTTACCATCTTTCCGACTATTCAACGGCAATTTAAACAAGATTGGTGTAAAAAAAGAAATCATCTTCCCTTCGACTTTTGCATTCCCGAATTAAAAATTATTATTGAATTGGACGGACCACAACACTTTCAACAAATATCCAATTGGTCTTCTCCCGAAAAAACATTAGAAAATGACAATTACAAACAAACACAAGCAAATGCAAATCAGTATTCGGTTGTGCGAATGATTCAAGATGATGTTTTGAGAGATATATATGACTGGAAAAACGAATTGTTGCATGTAATTGAACTACATAAAACAAATAATACAATCAATAATTATTATTTATGTAAAAAAGATGAATATGTGGGTCATACCGATTTATTTGCATTAATCGTAACATGACGATGATATGTAGGCTTATCGCTATATTGATTTAAAGTTAGTTGTTAGTTGGACAGTCGCACTAATAATTTTTTCGTCTTTTTTTCTTTTCTGGTGGAAGAAGTTTCATGTCGGTTTCACCAACGTATGCCATAGGTTTATAGTGAATTCCATCAACATATAATAATTTTATAATAGGCACATACACAGATGGGTTTAACGGCATATACGATTCCATATCACATTCGGTTATTCCTATATCGTTTTCATCGTTTGATTGCCAAGGATATATTTGCAATTCTATCTGAAATGCACTTGCTATTATCACAGGAAACAAATCAAATATTGGAACATCGTATGTTTTTGGATTTGAAATATATTCCAGTTCCTCTCTTAAAATATGCATTCTATCGCCATATCCTCCCATTACTGTAATATACTCATAGATTTCACTATTTTCACATATATAATCAACCATTTTCTTTCGTATATCTTTTGATGTAACGGTTTGGTCTTTAAACAAAAATACCAAGGAGTGAAATAGACAATCTCCGTCAGCCTTTACATCAAATTGCTGTAATCCTAGTTTATCAATCGACTCCTCTAACTTTGATGAAGTATATTTTTTTACGAGAGGCATCTTTTGGGGGGTAAGAGTTTTCTTTGGGTAAGGGTTATAATAATACAAATACTTATAAAAAAAGATTTTCAATTTTTTATAAGTTGAACAACAAAGGAAGTGAGCTGATTATTGTTACAATATGGAGGAAGATGCTTACACAATATATTTCTTTTCATATGTGTGCCGAAATAATATCTTTACATGATGTGATAATTACGCATTTCCAAGATATAATTTATCCACAATACGTTTATAATAATATCCACAATATGGTTTATTTTCATTGAGTGCCTTTTTCAGTGTCTTTTCACTAATAATATCCATTTTGGTGCAATTGTATTTTGACGTGTATTCCTGAACCAAACGGTTGTTTATATCGTATTTACCAATTCCGTCTTTATATAAAACAGGTTTTGACCCTATTTTTTGTTCAAATATTTGTCGCATGTCGTCGCTACAATTCTCATATAAAACATAATAATATCCATTTGATAGTGTGCCTTTTTTAACGACCGTGTCCAACGACGCGTCCGTTGGATATTTATTTTTTATAGATGCCGTTTTTCGGTCCAAATACAACGCAACAATATGTGTTTTTTCTTGATTTAGTTTTGCGACATAATCCAAATTTTGTTGGCGAGTTATTTTGGTTGGCTCAATTGAAATTATATTTGGATTCATCTCTCTGTCGACATTCGCCCATCTGAATCCACAATATATAGTGTTTTCTAAAATAGCCTTTGATAAACTGGGGCGTTTAATATTACTATTTTCTTTCATGCAATCACTTGCGGATTCATATACATTTACCAATTGTAATGTGTCTGGATGAATTTTCTGCACTCTTGGACCAATGTTCGGATGCGTTTCACCAAATCCCGTTGTTATTTTGGATTGGCTTTTATCCACCGAATATTTTAATTCTTGAATCGTTTTCTCCAAACCTTGGATTTTTGTTTCTAATCCTTGCATTTTTGTTAGAAGTATTTTGTTTTGAATAACTATTTCAGCCAGATCATTGTTTGACGGCGGATGTATCGATTGATTCGATAAACACTTTATTATAATATTTTCAATATCTTCTATTCCATAAGGAGAGTTAAATTGTCGAATGTGCGTATTGATTATATTTGTTACCATACCATATGTCAAATCGGTTCCTATCAAAAACAATTCATTCTCTGTTTCGTGACCAGATAAATTAGTGACTTTATTATTTTGTATAATGGGGGTATGATGTAAAAAGGATTCAAAATCTTTGCTATGTGTAACTGAATAACAATCCAAAATCATACACTCATCATAATGCGATTTATGTTCGTTATATCGTTGTTCTATTCCACGCCGGCTCTCTCCAATTTTAATTATGTATTTACCATCGTGAAATGTTTTAATTTTAACCACATATACAATAGAACCTTTATTTGCAAATTCTCGTAATAACATATTGTGTTTTTCAAGAACTTTACTTTGTTGTAATTTATCAAAAGCACATACTTGTTGTTTTTCATGTTTTTCGTGACGTTGGATTTGTTCTTTGGACTGTAACAATTGAAGTTGTAATTCATAACTTTCTTCATTAATGACTTCTTGTATGGTTTCTTCTAATTTGATAAAATAATCATGAATTTCGTCCGCCTTTTTTGTATTTGATTTTATGCATAATTTTTTAAAAGTATTTACGCTTAAAAGCACTCGTTCTTTATTTATACCAGCTCCACCCTTATTTATTTTGTCTTCCGAAAAAGCTGCTCCCCCGATCGGGGGAGCAGCTTTTTCGACCTTATTGTCCGAAAAGAACGCTCCACCGATCGGTGGAGCGCTAACTATATAATCAATATTTATTATAAAATATTTTTCCAACAATCTTTTACAGTGGTCTTTTCTTGTAAATCCCAACCATTTCCAAATATTATCCAAATCAATAACAAAATCTGTTTTCGTGTAGTTTAAATAGCAGTAAAAACTACCAATAAATAGTTGTTGGTGTGATTCGGTAAAGTTTTGTTGTATTTTTTGGATAAGTTTGTTCTGATATGTGTTGTTTTGAAATCTCATAATCGGATTTTTCTCAATCAAATGCACAATATTAAGTATCGGAAGAGGCGCTGATAAAGCGGAAGCGGAAGAAGAAGAAAGAGTTGTCATAATATACATATTATTGTGTTACGTCTTTATATTGTTTCTTGGATATGTGTAAACATATACCAAATCACTGTATATAGTTTGGCTGATGTTCATCACGTCCAATAAATGAATTGCCTACAATGTGATACAATTAATTGCCGAAAACGCATAATAAAAAACAAATGTAGGCAAGATTGGTTCATCTGGCGGATAATATCTTTAGGCATACTATAACACCAAAATGGGAGGAGCCTCAAAAAGCATCAGGGGCGTGTTCTGTCAAAAGCAGGGCAAGTCATTATAAATACAATATTTATATTGTATCGTAATGGCAACATCTCCAATATGCGGGAACACCCTGAAAGTATATACTACTAAACTATGTTGGAAACATCCTAGTGGCCAAAGCTAACTACTTTGGGTATAGTAAAAATGTATATATTATAGGGCAATCCGCAGGTAGCGACCTGTGTCCGTTATGTTAGGATATGGTCGAACCTCAACGACTTGACGTGGATGGGCGAGAAGCATTTGACAAGTGCTAATGACCGCTTAAGATAAAGTCTAGACCCACTCGAGAGAGTGCTGTGCCGATTAAAAACGCACAGGGAGGATATAAGGAGGAAATGCCTTATAGTTTATACTCTGGTATTTATGCGTAAATGGCGGATATTCTTCGCTGTTTACGCATAAAACGTGATGCAACTAGTCGCCTATGGCGCACAAGATGTGTTCCTAACGGGAACACCAGACATTACTTTCTGGAAGGTGTCTTACCGACGCCACACGAACTTCGCGATGGAATCCATTGAACAGACATTCAATGGTCAAGCCGATTTCGGTCGTCGCGTAACCTGTACTATTTCCAGAAATGGTGATTTGGCATACCGCACCTATCTCCAATTAACCTTGCCCGAAATTAATCAGTCGATGGTTCCTACCTCGGGAACATATAACGACGGTGTGTATGCTCGTTGGTTGGATTTCATCGGAGAACAAATCATCGCCCAAGTTGAAGTCGAAATTGGTGGACAACGCATTGACCGTCAATACGGTGACTGGATGCATATCTGGAATCAATTGACCCAGACTTCGGAGCAACTTCGTGGTTACTTCAAGCTTATTGGTAACACCACCCAATTGACCTATATTACAGACCCAACCTTTGCCAATATTACCGGTCCTTGCGCATCCTCCGGTGGACCTTCTCAAGTGTGTGCTCCTCGTAACGCACTTCCTGAAACCACCCTTTATGTGCCTCTGTTATTTTGGTTTTGCCGAAACCCCGGACTTGCATTGCCTCTTATTGCCTTACAGTATCACGAAGTTAAAATTAACATCGATTTCCGTCCTATCGGTGAATGTTTGTGGGCAGTCAAGACTCTCCAAGCTGGATACTCGGGTGTGGCATCGGTCACTTCCGCCTATCAACAGTCCTTGGTTGCTGCATCCCTTTACATCGACTACATCTTCTTGGACACGGATGAACGTCGTAAAATGGCACAAAACCCCCATGAATATCTGATTGAACAACTGCAATTCACTGGTGATGAATCCGTCGGTTCGTCTGCCAATAAAATCAAGTTGAATTTCAATCACCCATGTAAAGAACTCATCTGGGTTGTTCAGCCGGATGCCAACGTTGATTACTGTGCCTCCTTGGAGAACGGGTCGGTTCTGTTCAAGACCCTCGGAGCCCAGCCTTTCAACTATACCGATGCGATTGATGCGTTGCCGAACGCTATCCACGCATTCGGAGGTCCTGCTGAAACTGCCGGAATGAACTCGGTCATTACTGCATCTGGTCTTTTCCAAATGGCGGGTGCGGGTGATGTCCAGAACATTTCCGCCACTTCCGACTGGGACAGTGCTACAAACTATGCGCCCTTTGACCCTGCAAATGGAGGCAATCCAACGGGTTCCTATGTGTCCGATGCAGGAACGTTCGTTCTGTCAGAAACCGCTTTGGACATGCACTGCTGGGGTGAAAATCCTTGCGTGACTGCCAAACTGCAGTTGAATGGACAAGACCGTTTCACTGAACGTGAAGGTTCATACTTTGATGTGTGTCAACCATATCAACACCACACCCGTAACCCTGATACTGGTATTAATGTGTATTCCTTTGCGCTACGCCCTGAGGAACACCAGCCAAGCGGGTCCTGCAATTTCTCTCGAATTGACAACGCTGTTCTACAATTGGTCCTTTCATCGGGAACTGTTGCCGGAACTGCAACTGCCAAAGTTCGAGTATATGCAGTCAATTATAATATCTTAAGAGTAATGTCTGGAATGGCTGGCGTTAACGTTGATTTTTTGGAACATATAATTTTCTTTTTCGTAAAGATGTTATTAACAATTATCAATAATGGCGCAGAAAAACAACACGCTGCAAACAAACAGGCAATGTTTGCGGATAACCTCGGTTTGACTCCTGTATTATTAGTCGGTTGTTAGTGAGGAATTGAATTCCTTGCAAGATTACTTGTTGTTCGGGGAACTCCTTAGAGCTTTAACTACAAAGTGTGTATGAGAAATCTGCACATGGCCAAGAATAGAACTTGGGTATTGTAATAATGTTAAAGATTGGACGATCCGCATGGTTAAAACCTAAAGACGATTTGCTAGTCCATGGTTTGCCGTCAGAGACTGAACGGTAGTCGGTAGATGATGAAGGTGTAAGCAACCGGAGTCTGCTTAAGATACAGTCCATCCCCCTAGTGAAAATTAGGGGTAGTTGAGCGCCTATTCCAATTAGATACATCATATTTGCTATTTGTTATATATAAAATTTTATTAACAATAATAAAAAATAAAAAAAACGTTAACAATAAAAAAAATTCATGCCATAACGATATGGAACGAATTATAATACATAGTTTTATCATTTTTTTAGTATTTCTTCCGAATTTTTAAATGTATTTGCCTTCCGCGCATTTTTATATTTGTTATGTTCTTTTGTTAATTTTTCATGATTTTTTGTAATTATTTTTTCATTACTTTGACAACTATAATCTATTTTTAATTGCACATTTGCTTCTGCTTCTACTAATTCACATTCTGTATTTTTTGTATTTTCATAACAAACAATTAATATACATTTATCCATCATTTCAGTTAATGAATAATGGCGTTTCATAATATTACATTCTCCACAACATGTTGCTATATTCGACTCAATATAACCAAGACTATTATCAATTCTATCAATTCCATTTGTGTGTATATCGGAAGAAACTTTACCGCATATATAGCAATCTTGCCTTTGTAATTCATCAAATCTACTTTCATTTATTTCAAAAAGTAAATTTTTATTATTCGCACGAAATATAAGAACACCCAGCATGATTAATAAACATATTTGGGTATAGTGTATTTCCAGTAATTCCGCGATAAGCTAAAATATGTTCTATACGTTTTATAAATGTATTTACGGATAATGAACCTTTTAACATATTACACATTTCACAACAACTAACACAATTATCTATCGTATAATTTTTGGCAGAATCTACTCGGTCAATTCCATTAAATCCTTTGTCCTGAATAATTCCGCAATATGCACATGGAAGTAAAATAATATCGGTTAATTGTTCTTGCGACAGTTCAAACGCTATATTTTTTTCACGAGCAGATATTAGGTACACATTATAACGTAAAGTTACGTCATTCTTTTTACGAGCATAATATTCTGCAACCTTTTCTGGGTTGTTTTTTCTCCATTTATCTGCCATAATTGCATTACGTTCTAAATAACCTTTATAATCAGTAACAATAGATTTGGCTCTACTTTTTTGAAAATAACCTTTTCGTTTATCGATATTTTTTGTTTCCCATTCTTTTTTTCTCAAAATATTTGCATCGCTTTTGTCATTTTTGCGAGCAACTTCCAATCGATGTTCATGGTCTCTTGTTGCATCACATTTCTTATCTTTATCTCGACATGCCTTACATCCAATTACGTCACCCTTTTCACCAATAAATTGTTCTACATTAAAATATTTAAAACATCGAACACATAATTTATTATTTTGTTCATCATATGGTGGATATGTTTCTTTTCTAATTCTATTTCGTTTATTTGTGCTATTTCTATCTTTTTCTCTACATGTGTTACATGTTTTATTTGCATCAGATAGAAGTAATCGTTCTCTACATGAACCACCATTTGAATTGGTGCACATTTTTCGATTTGTATCAGAATGTGAATCTTGATGTCTCCAACAAAATGAATTTTCAATAGTTCGTTTTTCTTTGCACAATTCTACACAACAATTTATTTTGAAAAATTGTATACATTGAGCACATGTATGACTTGTTTTTTTTATTGGTATGAACATTTTTTCACAAACTCCACTACATCTAATTTCATCCATTTTGGATATACATATTATACATTTAATATCAATTTTATTTGGAAAGAAGAAAATTGTCGTTCTTACGTAAAATTGATTTGTAGATTCTCTATCAGATAAAATAAACAAAAACAAATGACAGGGCGACGAATTTGCTGTGAAGAACAAATCAGACAAATAACGGATACATATCATTTATGTAAGATACTTGAAAGCTCCGCCTATTTCTCAACCGAGAGAGTAGAGGCGGCATTGACTTTACGTAAGTTATCAACTACATTTGATGAATATGACGATAGCATTAAAAGTATGATTAAAGCGTTGCATGATGAAGACGGGCTCTGGGGTATGAAATATCGTGTCTGTATAATTGCAGCAAATATGTTATTGCCAAAATTAAGAGACAAACAAATCAAATACTATTCTTACGCAAAAAAAGTATTTGCGCATCTTACGAAAATACTGTATTATCAGCCAGAAGATAATACGTGTTCAACCCTACTACATAAAATAAAAGCATTGTATCCCGAAGTTGATAGTGTTTTGGATTTGGTTGTTGGACTGGCAACGGATTTTGTATCTTTCTTTTTACCACCATCGAATTCATTTTTAGAGGAAGAACAAAGGCTACTTTGTGGAAAGCTCGACTAATAACACAATATAGAAAAAAGGTTTTACTTATATTTTTACATTACAACAAATTTTACATTATAATAAACTTAGTCTTGTATATTTCCGTGAACAACATCGTCAATAGGGATGTGTTTTTTGGTAGGTTTGGTGGATTTTGATTTTTTGGGATATAAAATAAGATTTAACTTTTCCTTTTCAACTTTAGAATTTTGAATAAAAGTGGAATAAA